GCCCGTTGTCGCGGCGTTGGCCCAGTTGCCCGTTGTCGCGGCGTTGGCCCCGTTGCCCGTGGTCGCGGCGTGGGCCCAGTTGCCCGTTGTCGCGGCGTTGGCCCCCTCGCCCGTTGTCGCGGCGTTGGCCCCCTCGCCCGTGGTCGCGGCGTTGGCCCCGTTGCCCGTGGTCGCGGCGTGGGCCCTGTAGCCCGTGGTCGCGGCGTTGGCCCCGTTGCCCGTGGTCGCGGCGTTGGCCCTGTAGCCCGTGGTTGCGGCGTGGGCCCTGTAGCCCGTGGTCGCCATCGTTTCGTTCGATGCCGCGCAGAGCCCCATCACGAACTTGACCGCGCTCGTGATGATTTCTGGCATGGACAACTCGGCGTTAACCGAAATGCTTGCCCCGGCAAGTTTCGAGTCCTCGCCGTGACGGGCGATTCGGCCACTCACCGACACGGATGCGAAGCGCGACTCTCCAGGCCGGTAGTAATTCCACACGTCCAGCGGGTTCTCGCATGCGTGGAATCCAGAGGAACAGATTTCGACGGGCCCCTTATGCTCGTAGGTCTTGCCGACCTCGAACTGGAAGTCGCGGCACTTGAAGTTTTTGTCGAAGCCCTTGAAGGCGGCGACGGTTTCGGGTTTCTGTTTTGCGCTCATGGGCCACCTTCGATTCGGGAGAGGAGGGCGCGGGCGGTGTCCGCGTGAACCATCAGCGCCATTCCGCCGTCGCTATCGCACTCGGAAGAATCGTGGCTCTGCACGATATCTTTGAGCAGCGCAGCCATTTCCGGCGCGGCGGCGATCAGGCGGGCGTCAGGGCCATCCTCGCCCCCGTTGCGGAAAAATAGGTCTGGATGGCCGTCACTTCGCTGCACAACCGGTTCGCACACGGACATCCCGTCCGGAGTGCAAAAGCGCCTCCAGCTACAGCTAGTCCAAAGCTGCCACGGACCAGGCGTCCACTTGCTCATGGCTACCCCCTCTCGTACATCGGATCGTTTTCGTAAGCGCTGGCGTTCATTTCGCGCCACCACGTATCCAAGGATTCGCGGAAATTCCATTCGCTGATTGCGCTCGGAATTTCCTTCCTGGTGAACGGGTGTAGGCCGTCATTGTCTGTGTCCGTCACGGTCGGCCAATTCGCCTGCCGGATCGCAGCCAGCACGCACGCGGGGCACCCATCGGCGGCGTCGATAAGTTTCGCAATGTCGCCAGTCAGCGCGACGCTCGACAGCGCCGCTACGTCAGGCCCCACGTTCTTGCAGACGCCACAAGCTCTGTGCGGATTGAGCGTGCAGCCGCGCTCATGGCGGATCATGTGCGACGGACTCCCGCTGCCCTTCTTGCAGTGATCGCAGTAGTAGCGGGGGCGCATTTTGGTTTTCATCCGCGCTACCCTTTCTCGCAAGTCGGACACATCGATCGATACCCGCGCGCCCCGCATCCCCGGCACCGGCAGTCGTCCGCGATCCGTGCGCCCGCGTTCCACTGCTGCGCCTCGCGCGTGAGGCCGAGTTCGTCGTCGGTCGGGAGCGGCTTCTGTTCCGCGATGTGCCCGTCGAACTCCGCTTCTCGCCGCGCGATCTCCTCGCGCTCTGCGGCTACGGTGGCGGCTTGGACCTTCAAACCTTCTGCGATGAGATTCATCATTCCCCCGGTTGACTTCGCCTCCCGCTCGACTCGCGGATCGGCTACCTACCGGCCTTCGCTCTTGAACCGCCCGCTGCACCTGGGAGCCGTCCCTTGCGGGATTCCCGGGCCGCGTTCGCGGAGTAGGTGAGGGGATCATGAACCCGTAATAGGGTCTTGTCAACCCTAAATAGGGTTCGCATCGGCAAAAAAAAATCCCCAGGGAGGGGGAGGGCTACTTTTCAGGCCCTCGAAAGGTTCTCACTAGATCCAGGGCCTCTTTTAATCTTGCGCCACTCTCTGAATCGATTGCCTGAAACTGTCGCAACACGTTCAACCACACCTCTCGTTTGCAAAAAAACGAGACCGGATCACCGCCCCTATAAACGACCACAATAAACACATTGCCGTTATCCGCGAACTTATCGATAGACTCTTGAGAGATTTCCTTTCCAGCGCGCCATTGCATCCTCTTGTACCCGAAATTCGGGTTTAGGACATGCGCTGTTACGGACTCGTTGGGCCGGCCGTTCTTCCCACCAAAGAGCGCTTTCCATAAGCCCATTGTGTCTCTATGCCTTTGTTGGAATCGTGAGCGGAGTGCGCTCGATTGTTTCTGGGGGCGCCGCGCTCCCAGCTTTCTTCCATTGTCGATAAAGGCGCTCCTCCGCTTTAGTGGCGCCGTGGACGACCTGTTCGTTTCCAACGTCTAGGTCAGGAATGAGTAGTTGGTACGTCGATAATTGAAAGACTGCGGCGAGCGCCTCCAGTTGGTCAACAGAGGTTCCAATCTCCGGCTTCAATATTCTCTGGATCTGCGACAAGGACATCCCGGACGCTGTGGCCAGCGCCTTTGGTTGATTGCGGCTCTCTTTGAAATGTCGCTCCATTAGGCGCCTGGTATTCGCTGCGACGATAAATCGCATGAAGCCAGGAGTCTTGGATTTCCTTCGCTTTTTCATGTAGTTAATCGTACTCTGCGCTCCGACCCTAAACCGGGTTGCGAAAACCCTAAACAGGGTGTATCGTGCGCAGTCATGGCTACACCAATTTACGACTATGTCCTCGCCAAGCTTGAGGAAACCAAGGGTCAGTGGCCCAAGGTCGCCGACGAATCAGGCGTCAACAAGCGCACATTGGAAAAGATCGCCCGCAGGGAAATCGAAGATCCGGGTGTGAGCTTCATCCAGCGACTCTTCGATTACTTCCAGAAGATCGAGCAACGCAAGAGCGCCAAGCGGGCCGCCTGACATGCGGCGCTCTCGCCAGCCAGTACCGGACGATTCGCGCCTCGCGGAAGCTGCGGGCCAGGCGGAAGAAGCGCCATGTCTGTCTCGCCCCTCGGAGGCGAGCCCCTTTGGCAAAGCAGACGCGAGGCTCGACATCCCGTGCGCGCTTCCCTTCAAAGAGCTTCTGCGCCAACTGGCGAGCCTTGAGGGCTTGACCGAGGCGGCATACGCGAGGCGTGTGCTTGAGGTTCATGTGGTCGTTGAGCGTGAGCGTCTTACCCGCATGGTCGAGCACCTGGGCGGGGCCGTCACTTGGAAGAACCTCCCGACCCATGAGTAAGAGCGCATCCACAGTCTCCTCCCCCGCGCCGTCCGTGAAGAGCGTGCGCGGGCCTGCCGGCCGCCCATCAGAGCGGTCGGCTTTTTCTTACCCCTCGGTCATCGCGTTTACCGTCCCGATCAGGCCGATCGGCAAGGAGCGCCCGAGGTTCGGGAATGGGCACGTCTACACGCCGCTCAAGACGGTCACGGCCGAACGGGCTATCGGTCTGCACGCGAACGTAGCCATGAAGGGCATGAAGCCCACTGAGGGCCCCGTGGTGCTCACGGTGCATGCCTTCCTGCCCATCCCCGCGTCGTGGCCCAAGAAAGCCCGAGAAGCCGCCAGGGAAGGGCACATCTACCCGACAGGGAAGCCCGACGCCTCGAACGTGCTCAAGCTGGTCGAGGACGCCTTGAACGAGATCGTGTGGATCGACGACTCCCAAGTCGTCTCCGCCGCCGTCCACAAGCACTACGGCGAGCCGCACCTCGGGATCACCGTGGCCGCGGCGCGGGATGGAGCGGCGCTCTAATGGCCAGAATTCGCACCATCAAGCCCGAGTTCCCGCAGTCCGAAAGCATGGGACGGATAAGCCGCGACGCTCGCCTGACGTTCGTCCTTTCGTGGACGATGGCCGATGATTCGGGGAGGCTTCGCGGAAATTCGCGAATGCTCGCGAGCCTTCTTTTCCCCTACGACAACGACGCTCCAGGACTCATCGACGGGTGGCTGGCCGAACTCGAGCATGAAGGGTGCATAGACCGTTATTCGGTCGATGGCCAGTCTTACGTCCAGATTCGTAACTGGTTGAATCATCAGAAGATCGATAAGCCCTCCGCGTCGAAACTTCCTGAATTCAACGAATCCTCGCGAATCCTCGCGAAGCCTCTCGATCATTCGTCGGAGGATCAAGGATCAAGGACCAAGGACCAAGGACCTAAACCCATTGCCGAGCTGCCGCTCGGCCCCCCGCCGACAGCGGCGGTTCCGCGAGGAACGTCGCGCTTCGCTGCGTTCTGGGCTGCATGGCCCAAGAGCCCGCGCAAGGTGGACAAGTCCGATTGCTCGAAGAAGTGGGCCCGATCCAATCTCGACGCAATCGCAGACAGGATCATCGCGCACGTCGAAGCGATGAAGCTGAGCCAGCCGTGGCTCGATGGATTTGAGCCGGCCCCGATGACCTACCTCAACGGGAGTCGTTGGGAGGACCCAATCCCCGACAAGCCCACGAAGTCCGGTGGCACCGACCTGTGGTGGACGAGCGATGCCGGGATTCAGCGCAAGGGCTCCGAGGTTGGGCTACCCGCGCGGCCTGGCGAAACGAGTTCCAGTTACCGCGACCGGATCAAGGTCGCGCTCGATCAAACGAGGGCCGCATGAACTGCAAACAAGGCGATCTGGCGATCGTGGTGCATTCGGAGAGCGGGCTAAACGCCGGGAAGATTGTTCGCTGCGTTCGGTGGGTCGGCACATTGGAGACAAACCCCGCAACCGGGTTTGCGTGGACCCCGGGGGCATGTCACGACTTTTGGGAAATCGACCCTCCGTTGCTCACTAATCAGCTGCGCAACGGGAAGGTGGTAGCGAAGAATGATCCATTGCCTGTCGTACTCGATTCCTGCCTCCGTCCCATTCGTGGTGATCTCCTCGACGAAGAAACCGAGCGCGAGTTTGAGCGCGTGGTGTCCGCATGATCCTCGCTGCCGAACTTCTCGGAGTCCGTCCGGCGGGCCTGATCCGCGCGGGTAAGCGCCTGGTCGTGCTCTCCGGGCTGCTGGCCGATGAAGTGAAGATCCAGAAGGCGAGGGTGCGAGAGAAGAACCTCAAGTATCGCGCGAAGATCGCCGCTGATGCTGCCAAGCGCGAGGCTCGGTTGGCCTACATGCGCGAGTGGAGCAAGGCGAACCGCGAGAAGCGCAAAGCCTATCGCGCAAAGTGGATCGCGCAGAACCGCGAATGGAACCGAAAGTATCAACGCGAATGGGCGCAGCGCAAGCGTGCTCAGAAGGCGGGGGTCGAATGAACCGTCGAGGCTTCCTTCGTGGCGTGGGTGCCTTGGCCGTCGCTGCGCCTGTAGCACCAGCCGCGCTTAGTGCCGCCGTGAATGTCGGACAGGGTGCGGGGAGCGTCTTGGGTGGCGGGTGGGTCGGTGGGGCCATAGCCGGCGACGGGGCGATGGTTTCTCGAACGGTGTGTATTCCGGCCACTGGTCTCGCTGCGCTTACTTACGCCGCTCATAACCGCGTTGAGCGTTCAAGTGCAGCAAGACTGGCGTGGTACGAGGTTTATCGCTCACATCGGATCGCAGCAAGGCGCGGAAATTCGCCGCGCGAGCCCGCAAGGTTGGTGTGGCTGCGGCACGAGCTGAAACTCAAGAGGCGAGAGGAAGCCAATCGCAATAGCCGTGGAAATTGCTCCACCGTGAACCCCTCTCGCACGCAATTCGGCGCTCGTTCAAAACGCTTCGCGTGGCATCGCGTTCGTGCCCGTCAAAAGGCCGCGATGCGCCGCATGGGATTCGACAAGATGCCGTGGGAGCTTTACTGATGCAGCAAGTGACGATTTTCGAGGCTATCGCCGAGCGCGAGGTCGCTTTCGAGAGGATCGAGAAGGCAGACCCCAAGGCCGTGTTCGCTACCGCCTTCGACGCCTTCCTGCTGGACTACTGTCTGACGCACAGGGGCCAGGAAGCCACAGGCGAGGATCTGACGGACCGCTACCTCGAGCGCGGGCTGCCGATGCCTGGAGACCTTCGGTGGGTGGGGCCTCGCGTGCAAGCCGCGGCGCGGCGTGGAGCGCTTGAGGACACCGGCAGGCGGGCTCCGCGTCGTCGTGGTCACGGAAGCGCGGGAGCGATCGTGTGGCGCTGCGTGGGGGCTCGATGAAGTCCCCCATGTTCTCGCACATTGCCCTGCGAACCTGGGAGCCGCACCCATCGGTATCGAGAGCGTGGGGGCTGCACCAAGACGCGGTGGTGATGTCCTTCACGAGAGCCGGAGAGACGGAGCCGCGGATTGTCGTGCTTCCGAACGAGCGGCTTCAAGAGGCGTTTGCGAGGTCGTGCCGGGAGTTCGGAGACCCCTCAGCCCCGGCGTTCCCAAGCGATGCGATGCTCAAGAGGAGGGGGTAATGGCCCGTCACGCAGGTAGCGTCAACATCAACCTTGGCCGCGTGAAGTTGAGGGGCCGTCCGGTATCAGACAAGCCGTTGAAGGTTCCAGATTGCCGTGTGTGTGCGCACCTGGACACCTCGAAAGTGGGTGAAGCGCGGTGCGGGAACGGGCGGATTCTCGATGCCGTCAACTGTGTGGATTTCGACGACACCTCCCGCGATCGCTTCATGCTCGGCGGAATTTCTGGATGGATGTACACACAACGATGATCGAACTGCGTAATGGAGAGCTGCTTGCTCCAGTGAATGGGTGGGAGGGGGTCTATTCGGTCACGAACTTAGGTCGCGTACTTTCTCATGAGCGATCGCGGCGAGGAATCAACGGTGCCCGCTGTCATCATCGCGCCAAGTGGCTTTCTCTTATTCCAAATGCGGATGGATATTTGCAGGTAGGGCTTTCCAGAAACGGAAGGAAGGCGAATGTTGGGGTTGCGCGGCTTGTCGCTGGAGCATTCGTCCCCAACCCTATGGGATTGCCGCAAGTAAATCACATCGACGGCGTGCGGGACAACAACGTTGCTTCCAATCTTGAGTGGGTAACTCACTCCGGCAATGTTCAACATGCTTGGGATACTGGGCTGCACGGGGACAAGACGCGCCGGGCGCTTATGGTCAGCATCAAGAAGGCACAGGAGGCTTGCCGCAGTCTATCTCACGAGCAAGTCCGAAAGATTCGGCTGCGGCGTTGCGCAGGCGAGCTTCTTCGCACTATTGCCATTGATTACGGGTTGAGCGTGAACGCAATCAGCAATGTTGTGCGACGAGTCACTTACGCAGATGTGCAGGACGCGCCAGTTCAAGGGCCGCCGCAATGATGCGCGATGCGTACACAGGCGAGGCGCAATTCCTCGCGTGGGGCGACGGACCTTCGGGCCCGTGGGTGAAGATCCTGCTGCCTGACTCTGACGACCTGGGGCCGTTCCGTGGCATGACAGCGGCGAAAAAGCAGATGGCGGGACAGCTTCTCGCGGTGAAGATCGTCGAGGTTGAGCCCGAGCCCGAGAAGCGGTCCCCCGAGCCCACCGAGCCCGCGCACGCGAAGCTCGGCCCCCTCGCGTTGCTGGCGGTCCAGTGGGCCCGTGATCCGAAGTTCCAAGCATGGGCCGGGAGCCAGTTCCCCGCGCAGCTCCCTCCGCGCCCGCTGACCCAGGAGGAGTGCCGGATGCTGGTCTTGGACACCTGCCGCATCGGTTCCCGGCGCGAGCTGGATGTCGTTCCGAGCGCGGGCGAAATCTTCAAGCGCGAGATTCGTGGGCCCTTTATGGCCTACCTAGAGGGGGAATCGTGACCGCCGAGATTCAGCGCCACTGGGGCCGCGTGATCGCGCTCGGGTGCATTGTCACCGGAGCCAAGCACGGAATTACGATCCACCACCCCCATGGGGGTTCGATGAAAACGCGCGGGGTGCATCGTTCCTTCGGGCGCAAGACGAGCGACTGGCTGGTAATCCCGCTGCACGAGAGCATCCACACGGGGCCGGGTGGGATCGATGGATTCCCCCGTCCGTCTGTCGCGGAGTGGGAATCGAGGTTCGGCCGGCAGGCTGACATGGTGGATGCGGTGTGCGAGCGGCTGGGCCTGGATCTGTGGGCGCTGGCTTTTGCGGAGTTCAAACCTGTGCCGAGGAGGGTGGCGTGATGCGCTTTCGCCTGATCTGCGACGTGTGCTGCTACACGAGCCTTTACCTACTGCCGACGATCGTTGTTGGTGCAGCCGCCGGTGGAGGAGGGTGGGTATACCTGCTGTGGTTTCGTGGACGCCTCGGCCTCTCGTGGGCGCGGAGGGGTGCATGACTGCCAGGGTCTATGCCCAATCCGGGGCGCGGACTCACCGACGTGACTGTATGTGGGCGAGGGCATGGGCTTATGCGTTCGCGGTATGCGAGGAAGATCCGCGAGAGGCCGCCATCCTCGTCGGCCTAGCGGTTGATTCTCTGCGCTGGAAGCGCCAGTCAGGCCGGTGGCTTACTCGCGCTCAGTGCGGGGACCTTCAGCGTGCCGCTGAAAGTGGATGGGTGGACGGACAGCTCAAACTATTTGAGGCGGCTCAACGCCGGGAGCCGTGATGACCGACTACGCCGCCCATCGGTTGATCCTCGCGTGGGCCTATGCCTCGCATCGAATCACGGGAGCCGAGTACGGCTCTCTGATGCATGGGGTCAACCTATCCGAATGGGGGGGCGATGGCCTGCACCGGAAAGACCCCGTTCCGAGACTTCCTCTTTGCCCACAAGATCGCGCGGAAGTCGGCTGGCCGGCACGATTGCGGGATGAAGGTCTACAAGTGCCACCAATGCGGGCTCTGGCACATCGGGCAGAAGACTCCGCCCTCGGCCCTTGCCTACAAGCCGCAGGTGTTCAAGTGGGCCGCTGATGAACGATAAACGGGGGAGCGCGGAATGACCGATGCCTTGAGCGCCAAGAGCTACGCGATACTCAAAGAGGCGATGGCCACGGGAGCCTTCCCTGCGGAGTCGGGAGCCTCGCAGATCGCCGAGGTCATCGTGGCCCAATCGGGAGGAAGGCTGGATGCCCGTGACGCGGAGCGCGTCTCCGCCATGAGGGCCATGGGCAAGGCCAACAACCTGTTCCGCAACGGGAAGAACCCCACCGAACGCAAGACCGCCGTTGCTTTCCTGTGGCGCATGGTCAAGCGCGAGGAAACGAGGGAGGGGAGGCCGCGATGGCGCTTCTCCAAGACGACCTGCGTTTGCGTCTCCACTGTCGCTGTAGATGAAACCTGCTGGGATGCGTGCCCCACCTGCCAAGGGGCGGGAGTCGTCCCCATGGGCTTCTCGGAACAGAAGATCGACGGCCGCCAGCCCATGACGACGTGCCACACCTGCATGGGCTCCAGGAAGCGCAAGTACGACACTGACGAGCGCGTAGCGGCTCTGGCGAAGGCTTGGGCTGGGATCATGGGCGTGGACGATGCGGACGGGTCTATCGCCCGGGAGATCCGGGCAGACAAGCGCCTGCGGGGCTTCATCGAGGCGATTGAGTGGGGCCGGGGCAAGTTGCTCGAGGCCGAGCGCATGGCGGTAGAGGGTGCGGCTGAAATGCTGGAGCGGTGGACGTAACCTCGGGGGTATTGACTTTCGCCATGAACCGCGAAAGAATCGCGCAAGAGTCGGCGCGTTCAACCTGGGCAGTGCCCCGAAGCCGACCGGGGCAGGCGATTCGTCATGCCGGGCACAATAACGACAACAACCGTTTGACGCGCTCAATCCACAACTGCCCCCATCGTTTCCATGCGCCCCGCGAGGGGCGTTTCCATTTCTGGATTGCCCCGGCGTGGCAACGTCGGAGCCCTTTGGCCGCCGAGTGGAAAAAACGGCCTAAGCCCGGCGGGTTCGCGAGCCCATCGGGTGGACTATTCCCCCTCAATGCCGGGCAAGCAGCCTACAGCCCATCCCCACGGCGGGCATGCAGACCCTTTCGGGTCCCCGGCGCCTTTCAACATCACGTCTGGAGGAATCCGCCATGGTTCGGAGAATCTCCCCTGTCGGGCCATGAACGCGGTCAGTACGGAGCGCGAGCTCGGGGACCACGGAGCGCGCCTCACGAACCTGGAGCAAACCGTGCAAGGGCTTGACGCCAAGATGGACGAGGTATTGCTCGAGATCCACACCGCCAAGGGCGGCTACAAGACGCTGATGCTGGTCGGGGGGATGGCCGGTGCGGTGGGGGCGCTCGTCGGGAAGTTCCTGCCTTGGCTGACGCTCAAGCCGTGAACCCGATCGAGTGGCTGAAGCGGACTCTCGACAACAGGTTGTTTTCTCGGGCTGTCATGGTCTACATCTGCTGGTTCGCGTGGCGCATGTCCGACTGGGCAATGGCCTTTGCGGGGACGGTGCTGGTGATGGATGGACAGAAGGATTTCCAGGGGGCCGCCATGCTGGTCGGTGCGATCGGAGTTCTTCCGGTGGCGCTACTGACCTGGGGGCTCAACGCCTACAACGCGATGCGAGCCTCCCAGCCAGCAGGAGACCAGAGGAGTGCGGCGTGAGCCTCCCGCTGACCGTCCCGATGCTGCTGGCGATCATGCCGGGCGCTGGCGAGGCAGCGTCCACGTTCCTCATGCCGCTCCAGCAGTCGATGGCCCGCTGGGGGATCGCGGAAAGCGATGCGCGAGTCGCCGCGTTCCTCGCCCAAGTGGCCCATGAATCGGACGACCTCACGGCCCTCGAGGAGAACCTGAATTACTCGGCCGAGGGGCTTCTCAAGACATGGCCCAATCGCTTCTCCGCTGAGGCTGCCGCCCACTACGCCCGCAAGCCGGAACTGATCGCAAACCGCGTCTACGCGAACCGGATGGGCAACGGGGATCAGGCGAGCGGCGACGGCTGGCGCTACCGTGGCCGTGGGCTCTTCCAGCTCACGGGGAAGAAGAACTACGCCGCCGCTTCCCTTGCTATCTGCGGCGATGCGAGCGTGCTGGTGAAGTCTCCCGAACTCGTGGTGACCCCGGAGTACGCCTGCGAGACAGCGGGTTGGTACTGGCACGACAACGACCTCGACCGCTTCGCCGATACCGGTGATTTCGACGGCCTGACGCGGGCGATCAACGGCGGGCTGAATGGCCTCAAGGAGCGCGTGGCTTACTGGCACCGCTCTATCGAAGCCCTAGCGTGAAAGGAGCCCCGTGAGCGCAGAGTTGAAGATCCGCGCCCAGAAGCTGCTCGATGAGTTGGAGTCTTGGTTCATTTCGGAGGGAATCTCGCCTCCGCACTATGTGCAACACCAGATCGACCAGCTCCGCCGCACCCTAGAGGCGCTTGCCTGACCATGCTCTTCGACCTCTTCGATCCGGTCAACGTGCTCGCCATCCTCGCGTGGATCGGGCTGGTGGCTCTGTGCCGGACAAAGGACCACGAATGATCGCCTTGTTCTGGAAGGCCCTCGGCTTTCTCAAGATGATCCCCTGGCAGGTGTGGGCCATCCTGGGTGCGGCGATGTCGTTCTGGCTCTGGCTCGGCGCCCACGATGCGGCGCTCACGAAGAAAGTCACCCTTGACCGTGACGCCTACTGGCAGGGCCGCGAGAAGGCGGCCAACGATCGCTACGCGGCCGACATGAACCGCAAGCGGGCCGAAGTCGCTGATCTTGTGCTCGCCGGGATCGCCCTTCGGGACCAGCTTGAAGGCGTGATCCGTGCTCAAGCTGCGGCGTTCCAAACTGAGTTCGACAGGCTCAATAACCGGAGGGCCGCTTATGTCACCCCGCTCGCTGATTCTCGCTGCGTTATTCCTGCTGGCTTCGTCATGCAGTTCAACGCCGGGGCTGCCGGCGCCAACGGCACGGGAGCCGTTCACGATCCCGCCGCTGCCGACCCCGGGCCCCAGCTTGTCGATGCCCCCTCCGGCATCGCCCTATCTCGCGTCTCCGAAGCCGTCACCGCAACCCAGCAAGCCCTCGGCGACTGCCGCAGACAAGTAAGCGGCTGGCAAAGCTTCTACTCGACCGTGCTGGTCCCCTGGCATGCGTCTCTCGCCAAAACCCTACAAGGAACCCCACCATGACCCTGTTCGAGTTCGTTCTCCTAGTCGTCGTCGCCCTCGTTGTGTGGGCCATCGTGTCCGGCAAGATCGACTCGAAGAAGCTGAAGGACGCCATCGCAGACCTCAAGGACGACGGGAGGCTCAACGGGAGCAACGTCCAGTCCATTACCGTGACGCCGGAGCATCTGCAAGCCGTGGCCGAGATCGTCCGCGCCGCGCAGCCTTCCCCGGCACCGATCGCGCAGCCTGCGCCAGCCGCGGTCCCCGAATACAACGGCGTGGGCGATCCTCCCTCGCAGGAGGCGTGGGCGAAGTGGCGCTCGAGCCTCAATCCGATGCTGCGGTCCTTCTATCCCGAGGTCTGGAAGCCGACGCCGACGTCCGCCGCGAACCCGGCGATGGACGTGCCTGCCGTCTTCAAGGACGGCGTGATGATCCATACCGACGGCCCGTACTCCGGCCAGCCGAAGCCGCTGACTCGCGGCGTTCGGGTGAAGGTTCTCGGACAGGCGGGGGAGGTCTACAGCTTCCGGCTGCTTTGGGACGTGACGCGGGTGACGATCGCCGAGACCTCCGATAGCGGGGACCAAGCAAGGCGAAACCTGTGGGGCTCGACGACCCCTCGCGGGCCGGCTATCGTCGGTGATGCCGCGCACGAGTTCCAATACAACAACGCGACGCTGATTGTCCCGGCCGGCATGGAGGGGGCAGAGTACGCAAACGTCCGCCAGCTTGTCGCTGACGGGTCCTTCTACATCCAGGCGAACTGATGGCCGCCGGCGCGGTTACGCCCCCTCGCGCTCGATCTGGCGCAGCGTGGCGAGGCGGGAGCGCAGCCGGAACAGCGCCCACGCTGCCCCGCTGATGGGTCGCTCGCCGGACTCCCACTTGATCCACGCGCGGGTTGATACGAGCGCACGCGATGCGGCCTCGGCCTGCGTGATGCCGAGGGAGTCGCGGGCGGCTCGAATCTCGGGGGCGGATGGCAAAAGGGCCACCTCGCGGCGGCCCCGGTGCGGGTGGTTGGTCACAGCTCGCTCTGCACGTCTGCGGGGCGCCATCCGTCCGTCGTCCACATCATGACCGAGGCGTCACTGTACCCGCCTTGGGTGCGGCAGCCACGCTGATCGGAAATTAGGGACCGTTGGGCCGCCATCGCCGTGCGGTGCTCCGATACCAGTCCGCGCACGCTGCCGTACACGATGTACTGATGTTGGCTCTCGATCATCATCCCAGAGATCAGTCCACGATTTGCCATTCCCGCTCCTATGCCCCTGGTCCCGCGAGGCGCCGGTATCGGATGTCCGATGTAGAGATATTACCCTATGGGTAACAGGAAACATTGACCCAGGTCAAGAAAAACGAAATATTTTTGATGACTGTCAACTTTTGACGGGATTCCCGCATATGGCCACCAAGATCTGCGTAGTCGTTTCCGATGACGGGCAACTGTCCATCGGCATCGAGCCCCCGGGCGAGGAAATGGCCGAGGGCATGGGTGAGGGCATGGGCCAAGAGGGGATGGAGGGCGGCGAGGATACCTCCTACCTCGAGCCCGTGGCCGACGAGCGGGAGCTGATGATGAAGCTCCGCGAACTCATTGCCAGCGCCAGCCAGCCGAACCCCGAGGCCCAGGAGGGATTCGAGCGTGGCTTCAAGCGCGCCAGCGGTCCCCCGGGGGTCGATATGAAGGGGCTGATGAAGTGAAGATTGGCCGTTTCGTCGTGCTGGCGAGTGAGAGCGGGACTGATCCGTGGAAGGTTGTTCCGCCTGATCAGGTCCCGGCCTGGCTCAAGGACCCCGTCACCATGGGGCGTCTTGCCGGTGGCGAAATGGCCCAGGACGGTGAGGGGGCGTGGTACAGGGTGGACCGGGTAGCCGAGAGCCCCATCGTCTTGCCCCGCGAAGTCAACCTGAAGCACACTCCGGCAGCGTTGGACGCGGTGAAGCACTGATGGACGACGCCGACCTGGCTTCCGAACACCTCGAGCGATTCGAGGCCGCGGCCCTGGCCAAGCGCAGACCGGTTTTGATCCCTGCGGGCCGCTGCCATTACTGCTCTGAGGAGATTGGCCCCGGCGCCCTCTTTTGTGGTGTGGGCTGCCACCAGGACTACGAACACGAGCGCGTGACACGCGAGAAACAGGGGATGGCATGAACGAGAGGGAACGCATCAAGGCGCTGGAAGCACGCGTGCGGGCGCTGGAAGAACGGCTCGCCGCGACCGAGAGCACGCCGTCCTGGTGGCCGGCCCATCCGTTGATGGCCCCACGGGGGGCCACTATTTGCGGCAAGGCGCCACCCGGTCCCGCCGTGCAATACACGGATGGGCTAGGTAATACCGGGTACGTCATGTCCTCTTCGTGTGCGCCCGCGCCCAAGACCAACCGGGACATCAGCCCCCTCGTTACGACCTACCCGCCCCGATGACCAAGAAGAAGCCCCCCAAGAAGGGGGGGAAGAAGCCGAAGGCCGGGAACTCGAAGGACGCCGCCCGTAAGCGTCGCCTCGCATTCGTCGAGGCGTACATCGCCAACGGGGGGAACGCAACAGACGCCGCCAAGCAAGCCGGGTACAGCGCCAAGACGGCCTACTCTGCCGGTGGGCGGGCGTTGAAGCACGTTGAGACCGCGCGGATGATCGCGGAGCGGCAGAAAAAACTCCAAGAGGCTCATGGGCTTACGACGGATCGCGTGATTCAGGAACTCTCCCGCATTGCGTTCGCGGACCTGCGGAAAGTCTTCGACGACAAGGGGGCGCTGCTCCCGCCGAACCTGTGGCCCGATGACGTGGCCGCGGCGATGGCCGGTGTTGACGTGGTGGAGATGGCGGGCGGCATGGAAGTGAGCGGCGAGAGCGGCATCTCGCATGTCCCGATGTACACCAAGAAGGTGAAGCTCTGGGACAAGAACGCGGCCATCGAGAAGGCCATGAAGCACCTGGGGATGTTCGAGAAGGACAACGCCCAGGCGAAGACGCAATTCGTGGTGCTGGATGCTGCTGACCAGCGGGCATGAAGTTTTCCCTGACGGACAAGCAGATCGAGGCGCGGGAGTACCTGTCCGGGGACGCGCCCAACGTGATGCTGTTCGGGGGGTCTCGGTCGGGCAAGACCTTCCTCATCGTCAGGCAGATAATCGTGCGGGCGCTCAAGGCGCCGAAGTCCCGGCACGCCATCCTGCGGTTCCGGTTCAACCACGCGAAGGCCAGCATCGTGCTCGACACCTTCCCGAAGGTGATGGAACTGTGCTTCCCGGGTGAGCAGTACGAGTTCGACAAGACGGATTGGTACGCGAAGCTGCCCGGTGAGAGCCAAATCTGGATCGGGGGGCTGGACGACAAGGAGCGTACGGAGAAGATTCTGGGGCAGGAATACGCCTCGATCTTCCTGAATGAGTGCTCGCAGATCCCGTGGGCCTCGGCGCAGATGGCGGCTACCCGCCTGGCGCAGCGGGTGAACGTGGACGTGCCGGGGCTGAAAGCCGACCCGCTCGTGCCGCGGATGTTCTACGACTGCAACCCGCCGACGAAGGCGCATTGGACGTACCGGGTATTCGTGGAGGGGAGGGACCCCGAGACGAAGCGCCCGATGACGAACCCGGAAGACTACCTCTGCTTCCAGATCAACCCGGGCGACAACCGGGCGAACCTGCCGCCGGGGTATCTCGAGAAGACCCTCAAGAACATGAGCGCCCGGATGCAACGGCGCTTCCTGCTGGGGGAGTTCGCGGACGCCACGCCCAATGCCTTGTTCTCCCAGGAGGACATCGACAAGTGGCGCGTGCTGGACGGGAAACTCCCAGATATGGTCCGCATCGTGATCGCCGTCGACCCCTCCGGGGCTGATGACGAGGACAACGCGGACAACGATGAAATAGGAATCGTGGCCGCCGGTCTGGGAACGGACGGCAACGGCTACTTGCTCGAGGACTGCACCGTCAAGGCGGGTCCCGGGACGTGGGGCAACGTGGCGACCACTGCCTTTGATCGTCTTGAGGCGGATGTGGTGGTGGGCGAGGGCAATTTCGGCGGGGCGATGGTGAACCAGACGATCCAGGTGGCCCGCCCCAGAACAAACTTCAAGATGGTCACGGCCAGCCGAGGCAAGGCTGTCCGGGCGGAGCCTTTCTCGGCCCTGTACGAGAAGGGGAAGATCCGGCACGTCGGGTACTTCCCCGAGCTGGAGGACGAGCTCGCGGCGTTCTCGACCCACGGGTATCTGGCCGACGGGTCCCCGAACCGGGCCGACGCCTTGATCTGGGCGCTCACGGAGTTGTTCTCCGGACTGGTGGCCCCGAAGCGCACGAAGGCCCGTGCAGTAACCCCCTGGCGGCCCACGGCTCCGGGCGTGGGGATGTAGCAGCTACACGCATGGCGATTATGCCTCGGTGGTTCTAGACCGCTGCGGGCTTAACGGCCCGAGTCGCCAGCCGTGTTGCCGTTCAATGGGGAGGCCCGCTCGAACTGCCGGTTTGTCCCGGCCCCCGAAAGGGTGAGGGCCACTAGTTCAGCAGTACCCGGCCTAGCCAGCCGGCCCATTCAGAGTCACAGAAAAATAGTTTACGGTCGGCGCGTCATGTTCCGCAAACTGGCTGGCCCGGCCTGAAGCCGGGAGTTGCGCGCAACGCGGCGGAATGTGTCGAAAGTCTGGTAGCTCCAGACGATGCGGGTATCCAGCCCCGCCGCCGCCCACCCTTTAAGCCCCCAAAGAACACGACCAAGGAATACCGAGGACGCTGGTTGGCGGTGTACGGGCTCATTACCCGGCGCTCCTGAAAGGGAGCGCACAGCTCCCCGAGGGCACACGCCTTGGTCAAACCGCCACTATTTCACCGGATTGTTGGCCGGATAAGTCCAGCAACGGGAGCGGTCCCGCATTAGGCGCAAAGGGTAAGCCTAGACGGATTAGGCGGCAGTTTTACCGGAGCACCCCGCGACAAACCGCAGGTAGTAACGGAAGGGGCCTCGTGCCCCGCTAATTCAATGGCTCGCTGTGGCGGGCCATTTCCATTTGGAGGGCGCCATGAGCAAACGATTCATGTGCTGGACCTTCGCTGGCTCCGCGGCGCTCACCCTCGCTATTGCGATCGTCCCCGCCTTCGCCTTCTCGCCTCAAGAGCTGCTTGCCGAGCGGACCCTCGGGAAGCCCGAGCGCAAGGAGGGCGTCTGCACCATCAAGGAAGACGACCTTCGGTGGCTGCTCGGGCGAGCTGTGTTGCTCGAGCGCATCGCCTCGAACCTGTACGACCGGCTCAAAGGCTGTAGCGGAGCGCGCGAGTCGGGACGCTGCGCTCGATAGCCCCCTCATTACTGGAGATTGACATGTCTGGACCCATGCAAACCGTTGGTGGCAAGGTGAACATCAGCGAAGCCACGTTCACCCGCGAGAACGACACCACGACCTACACCGCGGGCGATGTCATGGCCGCCTCCACGACTGCTGCCGTGGCTCTCGTGTTCGAGGCTTCTGCCTACCAGTCGGGGGGCTCGGGGATCATCCAGTCCGCCACGATCATCGACGGCGCCTACCAGGCCCTGGGCCTTGCCGCTGATCTGTTCCTGTTCAACGCGGAGCCCGCGAGCTTCGGCAACGACAACGCCGCCTTCACCCCCACGGACGCGGAACTGCAAACCCTCGTGGGCATCGTCAAGTTCACCTCGACGGACTGGAGCGGCGGGAACCTGACCTCTGGTGCTACCGGGAACGCGGTGCAGCTCGTCACGGCCTCCATCCCGTTCAAGTGCGCGAACGACCGCTCGAAGCTCTACGGCGTCCTCGTTGCCAGGAACGCCTACATCCCCATCGCATCGAGCCCGTTCTTTATCCGGCTCCACATCCTCCAGGACTGAGCGGTGCCTCTCATCGCCGGCCCGCGCAGGGCGCTCCTCACGCCAAGGGCTCTGCGAGGGGAGCAGTACGTCCGGTCGCTGGCTCCCGCAGCTTGGTTCCGCAAGGGCGCGGCCGTTGTTGGGACGTGGCCGGATGCATCGGGCAACGCGCGGGACATGACGCTGTTCAACGCGCCAACGCTAAATGCGGACGGGACGGTCGCGTTCAATGGCGTGAACCAGTACGGCAAAACGCCCGCGTTCGCCCTCAATCAGCCGGAAACCGTCTACCCCCTGTTCAAGCAGGTCAGTTGGACGAACAACGATGGTATTTTCGACGGGAACACATCAGGGACCGGGCTGTTTTACCAAAACGGCGTAACGCCCGATACGCAAATTTTCGCAGGCACGGTCAGCCACGGTACTCCACCTGCCGCGATCGGCACGTATGTCGTCGGCGCGTTTGTGTTCAACGCGGCGGCTTCCGTCTCACAGATCAACCTCACATCAACCACTGTCGGCTCCACCATCGGCGCAGCAAACATGGGCGGATTTACGCTCGGCTGTTGGGGCGATAACACGAAATTTGGAAATATCCAAGTGGCCGAAGTTATCATCTTCGCCGCCGCCCATAGTGCGGCGCAGCGGGAGACCGTGATCCGCTACCTCGCTTCCGTTGGTTCCGTGGAGCTTGACTCGTGAGGCCCGACATGAAGGACAAGCCCCCGGAGCCGATGAGTGAAGAGGAGCGATTCGGTCGGCTCAATGCTCTCGGCGTGAGCCTCACCAAGACGCGCAAGATCGCCATTGACGGCCGTGCAGCTTCCGGCATCGAGCGCTGCTGGATCGAGGACGAGGAGTTCTACGAGGGCATCGACGACCTCAACCGGCACGAGAGTCACAACAACTGGCACACCAAGCCTCCCGGTCAAGCAAACCCGCAGGTCTCCTCGAACGAAAGCACGATCTTCGTCAACATCACGCGGCCCTACGTTGACGCAGCGGCGGCGAAAGTTGGGGACATCATGCTCCCCACCGACGACCGGCCGTGGAGCCTGTCGGCAACCCCCGTCCCCGAATTGCTGGACATGGCGAAGGGGAAGCTGCCCCAGCCGGTGCAAGATGGCATGGTTGAGAGCGGGGTCCCTCAAGAGGTGCAGGGCCAAGTTGCCGACATCGAGGCCGAGCAAGCCGCCAAGCTGATCGAGGAGGCCAAGAGCAAAGCCGAGAAGGCCGAGAAGCGCATCGAGGACTGGATGGTCGAGGGGCAGTGGCACGCCGAAGTCCGGAAGGGCTTGGACGACTGCTGCAAGGTGGGGTCCATGGTCCTCAAGGGACCCGTCCCCATGGCGAAGAAGGCCATGATGTTCAAGGACGGCGCCTTGGTCGTGAGCCTGGAGACGAAGCCAGTCTCCAAGCGCATCGACTACTGGAACTTCTTCCCCGATCCGGCTTGTGGAGACTCCATCCACAACGGCGCGTTCACCTGGGAGCGGGACTTCATCACGCCCAAGACTCTCGAGGCGCTGAAGCTCGACGACGACTACCTCGCCCCGCAGATCGACTTGTGTCTTGCCGAGGGCCCGAAGAAAGCCACCGACGCCCGTACACAAACGAGCAAGCACGAGGTAGATGACAAGGACCTCTACGAGATTTGGTACTTCCACGGGCAAGCCCGGAGGGAGGACCTGGAAGCGGCTGGTTGCAAGTGCAAGGACGACACCGTTTCCATCCCCGCCATGATCGCCATGGTCAACGATCGGGTCATCAAGGCGCGGCTGAATCCGCTGGATGCCGGGGAGTTCCCCTACGACATCATGCCGTGGCAGAGGTTGAAGAACCTGCCGTGGGGTGCCGGGGTGGCGAGGCAGATCCGGACTCCGCAGCGCATCGTGATCGGTGGGACGCGGACGTTGATGACCAACGCCGGCCGTGCTGCTGGTCCCATCATCGTGAAGCTGGGCGGGATCGTGTCTCCCCTCGATGGATCGAACGACATCACGCCCTGGAAGCAGTACGAGGCGACCGAGGGCGCCGATGTCACCAAGGCATTCCAAGTCTACGAGATTCCCGACCGGCAAGCCTCCCTCATGGGGGTCATCCAATTCGGCTTGAAGATGGCCGAGGATGTGACGGGACTTCCCCTGCTGCTGCAAGGCCAAGCCGGAGCGGCTCCGGAAACCCTCGGCGGGCAACAGCTTGTGGACCGAAATGCTTCTGGAGTGCTTCGCAGAATCGCCCGGACGATCGACGACTGCGTAACCGAGCCCCACGTCCGCAGGTACTACGCCTGGCTCCTCCAGTACGGCAAGGACGAGGAGAAGGGCGAGTTCGTCATCGACGCCAGAGGTTCTACCGCCCTTGTAGAACGAGAGCTCTACAAGAACGAGGTCAACCAACTGCTGGAAGCCTCGCTCAATCCTGCGTTTGGCTTGGACCCCGAGCTGGTCATGGCCGAGCACCTGCGGGTCGAGAAGAAGGACCCGAAGAACTTCCAGCTCTCCGAGGAGAAGAAGAAGGCCATGGCGCAGCAGCAGCCCCAGGCGCCGGATACCTCGCTCGAAGTCGCCAAGATCCGCTCCAAGACCGAGATGGACAAGGCCGTGGTGAATCAGAAGTCCGACATGGCCGAGATTCAGGCCAAGGCCGAGGACGCGCAGAAGCAGCGCGACCACGAACGGGCCATGTTGAGCATGCAGCTCCAGGTCAAGACCATGGAGTTCGCCGAGAAGCGCGGGCTCAAGCTGCAAGACGTGAAGGCGCAGCTCGCCAAGACCGTCATGGAGCTTCGCGTGCAGAAGGAAATGGGCGGCACCAACGTCGCCACTCCGAAGATCGAGCCTCGCGGGAAAGCCCCTGAAGGGCAGGCGTTCGCCCGATGAGTGCCCCGCTGGTACTGACGCCCTCCGAGCGCACAAGCCCCCTGTGGGTGAAGCTCGAAACGCACTTCAAAGGCCGTCTTGAGGACAAGCGCATCGCCAATGATGCCGTGAAGTCCCAGGCAGAAACCGATTTCCTCCGCGGCGAGATCGCGCAGATCAAGGCGCTTCTCGCCCTCGGAGCAAGCAGGACGTAGCGACCCTCACACGTCGCACGCAACAAAGGCCCTTCGGGGCCTTTTTCATTGGAGGAACGCAGTGGCCGACGAACAAGTTGTTGAACCGACACAAGAGCAGGTAGCAGCGGATTCCAGTGCTGGCTTTGCCAGGGGATTCAACACGGCGCGCGGAGTACCGCCCCCCGTCGAGACTCCCGTGGAGAAGCCCGTCGTGACCGAGGAGGTGAAAGCCGAGCCGGTTGAGGAAGTGAAGCCCGACGAATGGGAGGGAGTCCCGCCCAAGGTCAAGGCCGAACTGGAATCCGTGAGCGCACGGCTCGCGTCGTTCGACAAGCTCCCCGACAGGCTGCGAAACATCGAAGGTCACATCGGAGGCATCACCTCGCAACTCAAGACCGCCCTGGCAGCAAAAGTGGCCGTCGAGAAGAGCGGGGCGGAAGCGCCGACATCGGACCAGATCGCGCAAGCCAAGTCGTCGGAGAAGTGGGCGCAACTGAAGGTGGACTACCCCGACTGGGCAGAAGCGATGGATGAGCGTCTTGCGACCCTCAAACCCGCCCAAGCCACGGTGGACGTAGCCGGCATCAAGTCGGAACTGGCGAAGGACTTCGATACCCGTCTCTCGGAAGCGGAAATGCGCGCGCGTCAATTCGCCCGCGTGGATCTGAAGTACGAGGACTGGGAGCAGACCATCAACAGCCCGGCCTACCTGGCGTGGATCGCAAAGCAGCCCCCGGAAATCCGGGCGCTCGAGCACAGCCCCAACGCCAAGGACGCAATCCAGGTACTCGACGCCTATTCCGCAGCGCAGAAGGCCGCCCAAGTGGCCGCCGCAGCCGCCGCGAAGAAGAAAGCCGAGAAGGAAGCACAAGACCAGCGGTTGAAGGGAGCCTCGACCCCACAAGGGGCCGTCGCCGCTTCTCCGCACACCCTAGACGATGCAGACGCCCTGGACCGCGGCTTTGCCCGCGTTCGCGGTGGATAACGGAGCACAACCATGTCCCAATTCAGCTACGCAACGCCCGCCGGGCGAATCAACGAAGTCAAAGGCGAGATCCTCGCCCACGCCATCCCCAAGGAAGTCCTCGGGATCACGGGCCAGCAGAAGAAGATCCCCAAGAACAGCGGCGACAACGTGACGTTCCGGCGCTACCTGCCCTACGGCGGCGCCACCACGTCGGCCACGACCATCAACCAATGGACCGTCACCCTCGCGGCCCACGCCACCCAGGAAGGCGTGACCCCGCCGGCCGACACGCTCGTCCCGCAGGACATCAGCGTCACCCTCACGCAGTACTCGTGCCTCTACATGTACACCGACAAAACGGCGGAAATGTACGAGGACGACATCCCGTCCGAGATGAAGAAGCAGGTCGGCGAGCGCATGGGGCTGGTGCGCGAGATGGTCCGCTGGGGAGCGCTCAAGGCGTGTTCCAACGTGTTCTACGCCGGCGGCACGACCCGCCTGACGGTGGACGAGCCCGTGAGCATCAACTTCCTGCGCCGCATCTCGCGTTCGCTCCTGGCGAACCGCGCATCGACCATCACCCGCATCCTCGCCCCGAGCGCCAACTACAACACGGCGCCCGTGGAGGCCGCGTTCCTCGTCTTCTGCCACACCGACGTGGAATCCGACATCCGCGACCTTCCTGGCTTCAAGGAAGTGGCGGCCTACGGCCAGCGCAAGCCGGTTCACGAAATGGAGATCGGCAGCGTCGACCGCTTCCGCTTCATCGTGAGCCCGGAACTGTCGTCCATCCCGGACTCCGGGGCGGCCCAAGGTTCCACGGGCCTCTACTACACCACCGCGAACACCGCGATCGACGTGTACCCGATGATCGTCGTGGCCGAAGACGCATGGGGTGAAGTCGCCCTTCGCGGGTCCGAGTCCTTCGACCTCACGGACCTCAAGCCCGGCCAGAAGGACAAGAGCGACCCCCGTGGCCAGCGCGGCTACGTCGGCGCCGGCTTCTGGTCCGCCGCGAAGGTCCTCAACGACGGCTGGATGGCCGTCGGCGAAGTCGGCGTGAAGGCCCTGACGTAATCCATCAACTACTAGAGCGGCCCCCTTCGGGGGGCTGCACAACAAGGAGACAACACCATGTCCGGCAACAACCAACGCAAGGTTCCGGGGCTGACGATCAACCAGATCAGCGCCGCGCTCGTCAAGGGCAGCAACAAGAGCTACTCCACCACGGTCACGACCCAGTGCGTCATCAATGGCAAGTTCGCCACCGCCCTGACGGCGCAGACGAACCAAGCCGTCCCGACCACCGACCACGCGACCAGCGCCGCCTTCGTGGCGCAGACCGACGACACGGCCTGCTGCTACGTCATGGGCATCAACGCCGCGGGCACCATCAAGGCATGCCAGGGCCCCATCGTCTCGACCGAAGTGGGCGTGACGACCACGGCCGGCGCGTTCCGTGATGCGCCTCCGTTCCCGACCGTCCTTCCCGACGACTTCTGCCCGCTGGCCTACACGATCGTCCGCACGGCGCCCTCAGCCGCGAACTGGACCTTCGGGACGGACAACTGGGCCGCGACGGGTGTGACCACGCTCGAGTTCGTGAACGTCGCCACGCTGCCCGATCGCCCGCAGACCGCGTAAGGAGAACGAGCCATGTCCGGCAATGCCCAACGGCAACTCCGCGGGTTCACGGGGGCTTTCAAGAGCTCCGCGCTCACCGCAACCGGCACGGAGACGGTTCACGACTCGACCGTCGCCATGCCCTTCTCCATCAACGGGAAGCTCTACTCCAAGTCGGGCACCAACGCCGACCAAACGACCCCGACCACCGACCACAACACCGGAGCCAACTTCATCGGCCTGGTTGGAAAGGCGGTAGGCGGCCAGGGGTGCGTCTTCGTGTGGGCCTACAACTCCAGCGGAACGGTCAAGGTCATGCAGGGCAACGTCTGCACGTTGGACGACGCCGGCACGTTCCTCAATGAGTTCCCGCAGTTTCCCTTCGTCCCCGACGACGTGTGCCCGTTCGCCTACATGGTGAGCAAGCACTACTCCGAGGCGACGACGTTCTCGTTCGGAACCTCGAACTGGAATACCACGGGGTATAGCCACGCGATTATCAACGTGATGCAGCTCCCCGATCGTCCTCAAGTCGCATAGCCAGAAAGCGGGCTGGCCTGACTCCGGCTCCCAAGAATCCTCATAAGGAGCCTCACCATGAACCTCTGGAAATCTTTCCACAACGCAACCCTCACGGGCATCACCAACGTCAAGAACACGTTCAAGCTCGGCGGAACGGAAGTCACCGCCACGGCGGCCGAACTGAACGCGCTCGATGGCATCACGGCGACCGTCTCGGAACTCAACATCATGTCGGGCGTGACCGCGACCGCGGCCGAACTCAACCGCTCGACCGACATCTCGGCGCGGATCGTCACCACGACCGCCACCGCCCTGTCCCTGACGGTGACACAGCACGCGGAGCGGGTGGTGCTCATCAACACCAACTCGACCGTGGCCAATACGTTCACGCTGCCCGCTGCCAGCGGGTCGGGGGCGAAGTTCACCCTCATCAACGGCATTGCCCAGACGCAGGGCTCGATCGTTGTGGCGGCCAACGGAACGGACGTGATGAAGGGCGGCGTCATCATCGCCGATACCACGGCCGAGACCGCGGCGGGCTTCCTGACCTCTGCCACCAGCGACAAGTACACCTTCAACCTGACGACGATGGGCGGCCTGGGAGCGGACAAGGTGGAGGCGTGGGACGTGGCCGCGAACACCTGGCAGGTGCAGATCACCGCGTTTGGCTCCGGCACTCTCGCTACCGGCTTCGCCGCGACGTAACAGGACTCGACGGGGCGGGGCTTCGGCCCGGCCCCGCTGTCAGACCGGACGGCGGCTCTCCGGTGAGTACGCACCGCCACTAATCTTTCCTCCTGACAGGGACACCATGAAACGGAGCCTTTTGCTCGGCTGTGGGAACTCGCACGTCAAGAAGCTGCAATTCGGCGGGGAGAAGTGGCTCGGGAAACTCACCACGCTCGACATGGACCCCAACTGCGGGGCCGATGTGGTGATGTCGCTCGACTTCCTCGGGCAGCGGTCCTGGCGACATCCGTTCGGCAAGAGACTCCCGTTCCCCGACAACACGTTCGACGAGCTGGCCAGTTACGACTGTCTCGAGCACGTCGGCCGGCAAGGAGACTGGAAGGGCTACTTCCAGGAGTTCGGCGAGTACCACCGGGTCTTGAAGCCAGGCGGCATCTTCGGAATTCTTGTGCCGATCGGCGAGGATGCTCTTGCAGACCCGGGGCATACCCGCTTTTTCCAGTTCAACTACTTCGGGTTTCTCTCGCAGGAGTTCTACGCGAGGAACCTGTCGATGGGGACGACCTGCACCGACTATCGGTGGTTCTGGAAGAAGAACTTCGAGGTGGTGTACTTGGCGAAGGTCGAAGAGCACCACATCGCCTGTGTGTTGAGGAAGGCATGAGCGCCCTCAACATCAAGCTCGACAATCTCTCGGTGATGATCGGGATTCCCTCGACGCGAGACTTCGACCCGCGAGTAGTCAAGAGCCTCCTGAATACGTTTCGCCTCTGCTGGCAAATCGGAATTCCCTGCCACTTCGGGGAGGTCTACGGCAACGCCGTGATCCAGTGGGCGCGGGACGAGGTGATCGAGGAGTTCCTCAAAAGCGATGCCACGCGCCTCTTCCTGATCGACTCCGACATCGTGTGGAAGCCGGAGGACTTCATGCGGATGCTGGCGCTGACTCAGCTTCGTGAAGTCGTGTGCGCCACCTACCCGGCGAAGATTGACCAGCCGACGTTTTACGTCAATCACGACAAGACGCAGCCCGTCGTTGCGGACAGCCTGGGACTCCTCGACATCTGGGGGGTCGGCCTCGGATTCACCGTTGTACGCCGGGAAGTCATCGAAGCCCTGGTGAAGAAAGCCCCGCGCATCTACGACGAGATTTCCGGCAGGGAGCTAGCGGAAGTGTTTCGCGTGGGCAGCGTGCAGTCTGACGGTCGTAGAAGCCGCCGCGGGGAGGACATGGCGTTCTTCCGCGACATCATCGACCTTGGCTACAAGGTGTTGCTCGACCCCGAGGTTTCGCTGGGGCACATCGGCACGAAGGTTTACACGGGCTCCGTGAAGGACGCCCTGAGAGTTTCACCGTAGGACCGTTGCCTGACCAACGTCGGGTTTTCTGAGGGGGCTTCGGCCCCCTCTTCTTTTTTGGAGGAACGCATGCCCAGAGCATCCAGCAAGCCGGCCATCAAGTCGCGTCCGCGCGTCGATACCAACGAGCAACCGATCGGTCAGGCCGGCACCGTCACCATGAGCCCAACCGGGGAGGCTGTTCTCGACCGGCCGGAGATCCAGGTCGTCGAAGGCCCGATGGACCAAGCCAAGAAAGACAAGATGGCGCTGCTGGCCTTCATGGACGAGATCGTGACGGTCAACGTCCACGCGCCTACCGACAAGTACGAGCCGCAGTTCGTGCAACTGTGGAACGACGGGCGGATTCAGGTCATCCCCAGGGGCATCGACACGCCGGTCAAGCGCAAGTACATCGAAGTCCTCGCGCGGATGAAGACCGACACGTTCCGTAACGAGGAGTTCCGGGACATGGACGGCAACAACTCCGTGCGCTGGCCCAAGACGACGGGGCTGCGCTACCCGTTCGCCGTGATCGAGGACCGCAACCCCAGGGGTCTCTCGTGGCTGCGCTCGATCCTCGCCGAAGCCGCCTGACGTGGACTACACCTCATGGACGGTTCCGGCCCTCAAGGCGGAGTACGCCAAGCAGGCGGCCATCCATGAGGCCGCTGCGGTAGAGCGCAAGGCCGTCGCAGAGGAACTCGAGCGCAGGAAGCGCGAGGCGGGGCTTCGCATGAAGCTCAACCAGCTCTCCGCTGACGACATCGCCACCCTCAAGGAAGTCCTCTCGGAGTACCCGAAAGCATGAGTACCTTCCTGCAACTGTGCGTTCACGCGCGGCGCGAGTGCCGGATTGCGGGCACCGGCCCCACGGCGGTTACTAGCCAAGTCGGGGAACTGGAGCGCCTGGTCAACTGGGTCGCCAATGCCTATACGGAGATCCAGAACAAGCACCCCAACTGGCGGTGGCTGCGCTCGAGCTTCACCGCGGCCACGGTTGCCAGTGATGACACCTACGCCTACGGGGACCTGACCGACACCGGGACTTCCACAGCCATTACCCGGCTGTCTAGCTTCCTGCCCCACGAGTTCAAGATTTACCTGACCTCTGCTGGTGTTGGGACGCAGCACTGGCTCACCTACTGGCAGTGGGACGACTTCCGGCGCGTCTACCGCATCGGCACGCAGAACGACGGCTACCCCTCTGTCGTCACCATCGACCCCGCAAACCAAGTCGTTCTCGGGGCCAAACCCGATGCGATCTACACCGTCACAGGCGACTACCAGAAGTCGGCCCAGATCCTCGCTGCGGACGGGGATACCCCGGAAATGCCGTCGCAGTTCCACTACCTGATCGTCTATGAGGCCGTGAGGAAGTACGCGGCCGAAGTTGGGGACCCGGGGCTTTGGGCGGCTTCGAAGGACGAGGCGGCCCAGATGTGGCGAGACCTGCGCCAGAACCAGCTTCCGCCGTCGAACTACGGGAACCCGCTCGCGTGAGACAGCTTCCCTCGACCCCGACGCAGACGCAATTCATTTCGTTCAACGGGGGTCTTGATGTCGTCACGCCGCCGCTTCTGATTCCCCCGGGGTATTGCCGGGGGGCGCAGAACTACGAGCAGGACATCAACGGGGGCTATACCCGGATCACGGGCTACGAGAGATTCAGCGGCCAGGCGAAGCCCTCCGATGCGGCCTACGGGGTCTTGACCTGCACGATCACGGGCTCCGTGTCCTTGGGGGATGTGCTCACCGACGCTGCTGGAACTTCCTACGGCACCGTCATCGCCCTGCCTACGGGTCAGGCCGTGATGACGCTCTTCACCGGGACGTTCACGACCGGCGACATCAAGGTCGGTGGAGTCACGGTGGGGACCTGCACCGGGGGCCAGGTCATCGACGGCGCTTCCACGGCCTTGCTGCACGCGCAGTACAAGAACCTCGCCGCCGATGTGTACCGCGCCCTGATCGCTACGGTTCCGGGGTCGGGGTCCATTCTCGGTGTGTGGATGTTCAACGATGTGGTGTACGCCTTCCGCAACAACGCCGGGGCAACGGCGGTGGACATGTACAAATCCACGACCGGCGGGTGGAGTCTTGTGGCTCTCGGGCGGCAGGTTTCTTTCACCTCTGGAGGGACTTACACCATCGCCGAGGGGGACACGATCACCGGGGCGACCTCCGCAGCCACGGCGGTCATTACGCGAGTCGTCCTGACCTCTGGAACCTGGGCCGCCGGAACAGCCGCAGGGAAGCTCATCTTCGCTTCTCAAACCGGGACGTTCCAGTCTGAGAACCTCAACGTCGGCGCGAACCTCAACGTGGCGACCATCGGAGGAAACTCGTCCGCAATCACGATGGGGACCGTTGGGGGTCGATTCGAGTTCGTCAACGCGAACTTCGGCGGAGCCGCCAACACAACCCGCGTCTACGGGTGCGATGGCAAGAACAAGGGATTCGAGTGGGACGGGACGGTCTTTGTCCCCATCGATACCGGCATGACGACGGACGCGCCCAGTCATGTCGTCGTGCATCACAACCAACTGTTCTTCTCCTTCGTGGGCTCTGTTCAACACTCGTCTCCAGGCTCCCCCTATGTTTGGAGCGCCATCACCGGAGCCTCGGAGCTTGCGATGGGCGACACCGTGACTGGGTTCATGGTGCAGCCAGGGTCTACCTCTTCGGCGACGCTCTCGATCTTCACGCGCAACTCCAGTGCCGTGCTCTACGGAACCGGGGTCGCAAGCTGGGTGCTGGTTTCGTACAAGCAAGAGGCGGGTGCTATCGCCTGGTCGATCCAGCGGATCGGCAACACGATCATGCTCGATGACCGCGGCTTGGTGGACATGAGGACCGCGCAGGAATACGGCAACTTCATCGACGCGACTTTCAGTGAGCGCATCCAGACCTGGTTGAACACGCGCCGCACGACCGTCACCGCCTCTTGTGTCTCTCGGGACAAGTCGCAATACCGGCTCTTCTTTTCGGACAAGTCCGCCCTCTACGTGACCTTCAAGAACACGAAGGTCCTGGGGATGATGCCGCAGCTTTTCACGGATCAAGTGACGTGCGCCTACTCTGGGGAGATGAACGACGGCTCCGAAGCCGCGTTCTTCGGTTCCACCGATGGCTTCGTCTATCAGATGGAAAAGGGCACGAGCTTCGATGGGGATGCGATAGAAGCAAAACTTCACATGGTCTTCAACCACGCCGGAAGTCCAAGGCTTCTCAAGGGCTTCAAGAGCGCGATGTTCGAGATCGGTGGAGACGGCTACGCCTCGTTCAACGCGAGCTACGACCTGGGGTACGGCTCGACCAATTATGAGCAAGGCACAAGCACCGCGATCGATGCCGCTTTGAGACCCGCCTATTGGGACTCGTTCACCTGGGATGCGTTTACATGGGACGGAACCAATCTCCTGCCGCAAGAAATGTCCCTTGCGGGAACTGCCGAAAACATCAGCATCAAGATCCTCTCCAATGAGGACTACTACGCGCCGACTCACCTGACGGGGGTCATCTTGCACTTCAAACCCCGCAGGCAGTTGAGGTAGCCATGGCCAACGACTTCTTCACCAAAACAGGAGTACCGAGCACCGGGGCTGCGGGCACGTCATCGACGATCCGGGCCGAGATCGCGTTGATTGAGGCGGCCTTCGACAAGATGCCGACGCTCACGGCCAATGGGTCCAAGGCCGTTGCAATCAACGCTGGGGCCACGGCCCTTGAAGCGGTAGCGGTTACGGGTACGGGGAGCTTCGTCCGGGCCTCGTCCCCGACGCTCGTTACGCCGGTTCTTGGTGTGGCTACGGCAACATCGATCAACAAGATCACGTTCACGCAACCCGCGACCAGCGCGACCCTGACCATCGCCGACGGCAAGACGCTCACCGCCTCGAACACAATCACCTTCACCGCGACGGATGGGGCGACGCTCGCCATTGGCGCAGGCGGGACGCTGGGCACCGGCGCCTACGCAACCATTGCGAACTACGCGCCGCTGGCAAGCCCCGTCTTTACCGGGTATGTCGGCATCGGCAACTCGTCCGCCTCCGATATGGACGCGCTCAACGGAGCCGGGAGGCTTGTCGTCGGCGATGGGTCCGCCGCAAGTGCGGGCGCGACGATCTACGGCTCGGCACTAAATGTTCTCGCATTTGCGGATGCCCTGACCGCTGGCGGCTCTGCTGCTGGCTCCATCGTCTATGACCATGCGACGGACAAGCTGTCGCTTTCCACTGCCGGAATTCCCAGAGCGCACATAGACGAAACCGGGCTTGAGGTCCCCGCGCTGATTACCGCGACCGGTGGGCAGATCAAATTCCCCGCCACCCAAGTCCCATCAGCGGACGCGAACACGCTGGACGACTACGAGGAAGGCTCTACTACCCCGGGCGCAACGGCTGGTAGTGGGACGTTCACTACCGTCGCGTGCGCGTTGAAATATACGAAGATCGGGAATCGGTGCCTTTTCAATACGACGGTAACGATCACGACGAACGGGACCGCCGCCACGTATGTAAGTGTGCCGCTGCCCTTTGCGGCGGCAGAGATCACGGCATGCGCTGGTGTTGAAACCGCAGTAACGGGGGCGGCGTTAGCGGCTTACGCCAACGGGTCGAATCTCATCATTCGTAAATATGATGCCACCTATCCCGGTGCCGACAGCTACGTGTTGAGCGTCTCGGGTGTCTGCCGCGTGTAGGCCACACCAAGGGCCGTTGTCACTCTACTCGCCATCTAGGAAAACCATGGATCGCCCAGACCTTATCGCCGGGAATCTAGCCGACCAACGCAACCATGCGTTGAACGGACTCGCCGTTGCTCTTGCGGACCTTGCGCTGGCGAATGAGCGCATCAAGGCGCTTGAGGCGGAAATCGATGCGCTGAAAAACAAACCTGAAGAGGCGTGACCATGGCAGGACTCATTGCAGGCGCCCGGAAGGGCCCACTACTCGACCCCTTGGTTCCTCCGAAACCGCTCGAGCCTCCATTGCCCAATGCCAGGGGAGTCGCGCCCGTTGTTGGTGGGGCCGCCGTTCAACCAGCGACGAGTGGCGGGGTCGCGCTCCCGGCAAGCCAGATGCCGCCGCGTCAATCCTCGACGGGCGCGGCGCAAGGCCCCGTTGGCGTCACCACTGCAGCGGCGACCGGGAGCCCGGCGCCCACCGCCCCCGGAACCTACAAAGCCTTCGCTGCTCCAACCACACAGCGAGCGACCTCCGGCGAGGGGTGGGAGTATCTCGACCAGTCCGTCCGCAATTCCGCGATCGGTGATGGATTCTCCGGGGTCAGGGATGGTTTCCTGTGGGTCGGGGGTCAAAGGATCATGCCGCAGACAGGAAGCGCCGCCGAAGACTCTGCGACCCTCTACCAGTTCGGCTACCGTCCTCCGGGGTCCAGTGGTGGGGGATCGGACTTCACCTCGCCGTTCACGGCCCCCGCCCACGGGGTGCAGCCCAGCGGAACGCCAACGGGGACGCAACCAACGGGAGCGCCCGGCGCGCAACCCGACGGCACGCCCCCGGCCGGCACACAACCGGACGTGTCGGGACCCGTCGGGACCCCCGCCTGGAATCCTGCTGCGGGCTTGATCGATCAGGTCAAGGGCATCACGCCCGACACCGCGATCGCTGCCGCCTACGACCCCACCGCCGTTCCGGACACACAGCAAGCCACCGCTACCGGCTATGACGCCCAGGGCTATACCGCGGACCAAGTGCGGGAGAACCTGAGCCAAGCCACGAACCGCATCATCGGCGAAGACTCTCCCCTCATGGCGCGGGCCCGAGCTGGAGCCGCCGCTACTGCCAATGCGCGGGGCTTGCTCAACTCCTCCATGGCCGTCCAAGCCGGAGAGACGGCCGTGCTGGATCAGGCCATTGCCCTTGCCGCGGGTGACGTGGACGTGAGCAAGTTCAACGTCGGCGAGAACAACGCTGCCATGCGCTTCTCCGCCGACGCGAAGAACACAGCCGCCGCGTTTCTGGTGGATGCGAAGAACAAGGCTTCCCAGTTCAACACCGGGGAGTCGAACAAGGCCGCGCTGTTCGCCGTGGAGCAAGCCAACCTCGCCGCCCGCTTTGCGGCGGAAGCGGAACAAGCCGCGAGCGAGTTCAACGCGACGGCTTTCAACCAGGCCAAGCAGCGCTACGCCGATGCTGTCAACGCTGCTGCTGCCGCTCAGTTCGAGGCCGAGAACCTTGCTCGCCGGGATACCGCGACCTTCTCTCAGCAGGCGAATCTCGAGAAGATGCGCAACCAAACGCAGCTTCAAACCGCGCAAATCTCAGCGTCTTCGGACGCCGCGAGAATCGCCTCCGCAGAGCGGGAGGGCGCTGCAAACCGTGCCGCCAGGAAGGGCGAGTTCGACACCAACACGCAGTTGGAAATCGACAAGATGGGCCAGAACGCCGTCACCGAATATTCCCGGGGTAGTGCAGCCATCGATGCGATGGACCTGGAGCCCGAGGCCAGAGCCAATGCTCACGCGAACTACGATGCGATCTGGGCGGGGAACCCGTATCTGCCTCTGAACATCGAGCCGCCCAAGCCGGAATCCGAACCGGAACCAGAGCCGGAGAAGACCTAAATGGATGAACTCGACTTTGGCACCCTGAATGGGTGGATGGACGAAGTCCCCGCAGTGGATATGCCGGAACTCGTCGACGTTCCTGAAATCGAGGCGATTCCCCCGGTCGAAGAGATCGACAACGCGGGCTTGCTTGAAGAGGTTTCCCAAGAGCCCGTCATAGACCTCAAGGAAGTCAAGGATCAATTTGAAAAGGGCCCGGACAGCTTCAAGGCGTGGGCCAGCAGCCTTGACGACTCGACGAAGAAAGCCGTCTTCAGCGCTCTCCAGATGGGCGCTGGTGCGGCCATGAAAGGCTTGGCCGCCAAGAACGAATCCGACGACCGCAAGGAACTGGAGAATCAGAGGCGGGAGGACAAGATGCGCCGCTCGCAAGTCGCGGATCGCTCCGCCCTGTACGCACCCAAAGTCTCCGCCGGCATCCTCGCGTCCCGGAGGGGCTGACATGGCTCTCGACCAACGCTACCTCGACAAGCTGAAGGCCGAATATCTCCGTCGGGATAGGGAAACGAAAACGGGGGGCAGCGAGACGCAGAGCGAGTGGGACCCCGTTGCGGCGGAGGAGCAGTGGAACGCCTTGAGCGAGCAGGACAAGGTGAACCTCGGCAACGGGTATTTGCCCGTCAAGCTCGACGACGACGACCCTGATGTGGCTGCGTTCAAGGCCAAGTTTGGTGAAGGGAAGTTTGACCGCGCGGAAGTCAATGACCAACAACTTTCCGGATACCAGACCGGCTACGGCATCCCGCAGTACGGCAGGCACGGGCTTGAGGACTTCGCGCAAGACCCCTCCAGAGTCTTGTGGCTGGACGGCCCCGAGGTTCCCATCGAGAAACGCCGCTGGATCATGGAGGCTGGGAACATCAAGGGCGACACTATCGCCCAGGCTCAAGCAGAGGGTGACGACGGGCTCTCCGATCTGGGGTGGGCGATTTCCGCCCTCGCCCTGTTCGGGGGTGCCGTGGCTTTGGCTGGAACGGCTGGGGCTGCGGGGACGGTCGCTGCGGAGGGGGCCGCAGGTGGGGCCGCGGGCGGAGCCGCTGGAACGGCCGCCGCAGGGGCTACAGACGCCGCTGCTGCGGAGCTGGTTGCTACCGGAGGGGGGGCTGGGGCGGGGCTAACCCCAGCATCCTACACGGGGCTGGGTGGCGAGTTTGCCGCTGGGACGGAGGGCATTCTCGCCGGGTCCACGACCGCCGTTCCGGAAGTCGTGGCAGCGGACATGGCCGTTCCTGAAGCTGTCGCCGCGGCGAATCCGACGCTCGCGGCGGCCCCCGAGATTTCCGGGGGTGGGTGGTGGGCGAACCTGTCACCCGCATCGAGAAGCCTCCTCACCCGGGCGGGCCTTCAAGCCGCTGGAGTGGGGGCGAGCGCGCTGATTTCGGCCAACGCGCAGCGAAACGCCTCCGAGGACCGGAAAGAGACTGAGGAGCAGCGCCGGCAGGACACCATTCGTCGCCACGCCGTTGCTCCGAGAGGCAACACCTACACGGCCAAGCCCCTTCCGGGCGGGCTGATCGCATCGCGCAGAGGGGGGGGTGGATGATGGGCCAAGCCAACAAGATGTACGACTGGGTGATGCTCCAGGTGCGCGAGTCGATCTTCAACGACCAAGGCATCCAAGCCGTTCTCGGGAAGATCCGCAGTGCCGACGATCCTGTAGCCGGCATCGGGCACACCGCAGCCATGCTCATTCGCTCCGTGGTGTCGGGGGCCAAAGAGAAGGGAGCCTCCGTTCCCAAGGAAGTCCTGTCTGCCGCGTTCAAGGAAACCGTGGGTGACTTGGTTGAGCTCGCGGTAGCTGCAAAAGTCATCGGCGAGGAACAGAAGGTGCAGGTCGCTCAAGTCGCCATGAAGCAAGGGGCGGGGTTCTTCCAGAAAGCCGCTCCGAAAAGACCCATGGGCCTGATCCAACAAGCGAGGGGAGCCTGACATGGCTGGCTATGGCAACGTGCTTCTGCAAGGGGTGCTTGGGGCCGTCTCTGGAGGGGCGGGGTCCTTGGTGCATGACATGGACCTCGACCGCAAGAAGCAGGACGCGATGGACCTGGAGCGGCGCAAGGGAGAGATGGCGCAGAAGCGCCTCAAGTTTCTCGACGATCTGAAGCGCAGCAACGAAGCCGAGACTCGCCAGCGCTCCGCTGACTTCTACAAGCAGAACAAGCTCCCGCCCGAGGAAATCCCCGGCGAGGAAGTCGATGAGCAGGGCAACAAGATCGGCGACATCACTGCGGTCTCGGAGCCATCCCGCAGGGCGCAGGCGGAGTACTACGCTTCCAAGTCGCTCTTGACCGGAGACAAGGGCATCATCGACTCCGCGCGAGGGGAAGCCAAGGACGTTCGCGCCGAGGACGAGCAACAACGCAAGGCTGCGGTGGACGAGCGCAGGGCTTCCAACGAGGCCGAGCGCCTGCGTCTCCAAGGTCTGCGGGACGAGGCGAAGTCCGAAAACGAGCGCAAGCGCCTCGACGCGATGATCGCCAGGCTCAACAAGGGCGAGTCCGGAGAGGGCAAGGAGCCCGCCAAGATCCGCGAGGTCAAGGCTCTGGCAGAGCTGGCCTTCGGCGGGGACATCGAGAAGGCCACGTCCTTTGCCTATGGCACCAACGCGAAGCCCCGGGCGGAAGCCGTCATGTCCATGTTCGCCGCGCTCAAGGACACTGACATGGACACCGGCAAGGCCAGCGACCGGATGAAGCGGGCCGAGGAGATGGTGGACGCCCTGCGTGGCAAGGACACCGCCTCGCGGGGTGGGGTCAAGGTCGGTGGAGAAAAGACCGAGGCGAAAGTCGAAACGAAAGCCGCCCCGAAGGAAGCCTCCAAACCGAAGTCCAAGGCCGAGTATGACGCGCTTCCCTCCGGGGCGCTCTACGTCAATCCGAAGGATGGCAAGACCTACAGGAAGCCGTAATGGCCGACGACTACGAAGTCCGCGGGTGGGACGACGAGGTAGAAACTCGGGGTTGGGATGACGAGCCGGAAGGCGGGCTTCTTGCGTCCGCGAAGCAAACCATCGGCTCCACCATCAAGGGGGTAGGCCGGGCGGCATCGGACTACATCCCCGGCGTGTCTGCCGACAACCCCGTTACCCGGTATGGCCAGGAGATCGTCGACGCCAACCCGACGGCGGTCCATAGCCTCTCCGACATCGCCGAGAAGCCCGGCACGGCCATCACGGAGGCCGTAGGCAACGCCGCGCCCCCGATGGCCGGCATGGTCGGGGCCCGGGCCTTGGGCATGGGCATCACTGCGGCGGCGCCCTTTACGGGCCCCCTGGCCCCCGCCGTTGCGGCCGTGGGACAGGGCATCGCGTGGCTTGGCCCCCCGGCCATTGCCGCGCTGCCGTCCTACAGCGGGATTCGGGACAAACAGATCCTCAACGATCCGGCCAACGAAGCCGATGCCAAGGCGAAGGCTGTTGCCGCGCTGGGCGCCGGCGCGGTGGGCCTGATCGAGAACAAGTTCGGCCCGCAAGAATGGGCCCTGTCGGCCATGACGAAAGAGGGCCGAGCCCAACTGGCCAAGAAGTTCGCTGCCGCCACCTTGACCGGATCGATCGCCAAGGGCGGCGCCCGCGGTGCGATTGTTGAAGGCTCCGAGGAGCTCGTCCAGAACCCCATCGAGCAAGCCGCGGCCTTCGACAATCCCCTGACCCCCGAAAATCTGCGAGACACCGCATTTTCCGGCGCGATGGGCGCCATTGGCGGCGGCGTCCTGGGCGGCGGTGCGGGCGCGTCCTTCCGTGCCTCGCAGGCCCCTGCCCCCAAGCCCATCGAGCAAGTCGCCGCCGAGGTCATGCAATCCCCCGACCTCGACTCGGCCATCAACGCGGCAGAAGCCGCGATCAACGCGCCCGTGCCGGCCGTTGGACAACCCACCCCCGAAGTGTCCACTTCCGAACAAGCGCCCGAAGTGGGTACGATCGCGCCCAACGTGGGCATGCCCGAACTCTCCGCGCCCACCACGGCGTACAGCGAGCCCGTTGGGGCTCCGATCACCGGGGAGCCTGTCATCGTCGGGGGCGTGGACTACGGCCGCATGGCCGACATGACCGAGAAGCAGCTTGAAGCCATCTCGAGACTGGCCCGGGGAGGGAACCGGGAAGCCGCGGCTGCCGAGCTGGAGCGCCGGGCTGCGACCGTCAACCAGGAGGAGCCCCGTGCAGATCAAGTACCACAAGATGTTGGGCTGGCTGCGCCCGCTGTGGCGCCCGACCAAGAACCGGCGCCCGTTGATGTGGCGCCTGTGCCCGCCGCTGTGGAAGCGCCGATTCCTGCTGCCGTCGCTGCACCTGCGCCGGTATCCGAGGCCGCACCTGTAGGGACATCGCCCGGAGACCAACTGCCAAACGGGTTTCGTGTAGGCCCGCAACAAGGGGAGAAATTCAGGGTCGGCCAAGTGGCAGCTATGGGCGGGGGCGTGCAACTCGAAAAGCGCCTGCCTGCCGGGACCGTTGCGTCGTTCTTCGTCAAGAAAGACGGCACCCTATTTGAGCCGTCCGTAAACCGGGCGGAAGATCGCTCTGCCATCTGGGTTCCAGAAACGGCAGAGCGCGGGAAGCAGGCTGAATCCATTCTCAACGAGATGGGCGCGCTTGCGCTTACAGACCCTCGTCGCGCGGAAGCAAAGGCTAGGCTCAAGGCGCTTGTTACGTCCGCACCTGTAGTCGAAAAGGCTGCAATCGTTGCAGGGAACGCAACAGTTGCGCCAGCCCAGCCCAATCGAACGGGCCCTAATGCGCTTAGTGGCGATTATCTTGGGCAGATCGTTGACGCCGGCAACAACGCGGAGGCCACCAATGAAAGAGCCGTGGAAGTTCCTGAACGAACCGCCGACACAGCCGCCGGTCCCACTGACGCCGATGGAGTTCCTCAAGGTCCCGAAGCCGCTGTACCGGGAGCAGAAGAAGAGGGGACCGCACAAGCGCAGGGACCCGTAGCGTTCAAGGACTTCACCGCCCCCAAGGCGATCAAGAACGCAGACGGGAAGGTCATCGTCCGCAAGGATGAAGTCCGCACGTTCAAGACGGAGAAGCAGGCGCAGGCTTACTCCAAGAGCAACGCGCTCAAGGGCTATGTCCCACGCGAAACCTCGGACGGGTGGGTGCTCTCGAAGTCGGATCGTGAGCAAAATGATTTTGCTACCAGGATGGCAGAACAACGCGCACAAGAGGATGCGCTTGGCGCTCGACTCTCAGAGATGAGCGGAGAAGAGATTGAAGCCGAATACCAATCCATCAAGACGGCAAATGATGCTGTAGAGAGAGCAGCCATCAAGAAGTTTCTCGGCCCCAAAAAACTCGCGGAGTATGACGCTATTACCGGCCGACGCAGAAAAGATGCGTGGCTAGAAAAGAACATCACCAACGATGCGCAAGATTACATGAATGAGCGCATGCAGCCGGAGGCGTTCGCAGAGCAATTCCGTGGAGCGGCCGGGGCCTTCGACGAAACCTCTCCCAAGGCCCTCGGTGAATCCATTGCGGTTCTTTCCAAGGATGTTGACAAGCCGGGCTTCATGGCAAGCCCGAAGGGGGTAACGTTCAAGGCCGCCCTTCGCTACGCCATGGAGCAAGGGTGGAGCATGGATGACGTGCTTTCAGGGATGCGTGCGCGCGCCTCTCGATGGGCCGGAGACGATGCGCAAGAGCTATTCTCGCGGCTCTTCAAGCGGAGCGATGGCAAGCCTCCCGTCATAGCGAAACAGCCTCGCGCAGAAATTCAGCCAGGACAAGCCGCACTCACCGTCCAATCCGAATCCGAGATCCGCGCCGACGAGGCTCTCGCCAAGAAGTCCGCAGACGAGAAGGCCAAGCGCGACAACGCGCCAAGCGCGGACGGCTTCGTGCTCACGGGTTCCTCCCGCATGGTGGACGAGGCAGAAGCGAGGGGGCAGGGGCCGCTATTCTCGCGCGCCGAGCCCGTATCGCTAGGCGAGTTCTGGCAGGACTACGCCAGCGGAGACACCGCATTCCAGTACGGGAAGAGCGATTCCTCCGACATCGAGCAGATCGCCAAGGACTACCAGGCCGACTCAAGCAAATGGCGAGTTGAGAAGACCCAACGCAGTCAGAGGGTCCCCGGCTCGTTTGACCCCGAAATGGTCGAGATCATCAACATTGACGCCAAGGACGGGGATGGCAGGTTTCGGCCCTTCTTGGAAGTTCATCCCGATCCTGCTGGCGATCCGAACGCGGTGTTCATTCGCATCAACGAAACCGGCTCCTGGCCCAAGAGAATGGATGGGGCGCTCGCCTACCAGATGGCGATGGCTTGGACGGCAAACAACGGGCTGAAGCTCAACCCGGACACCGACCTGCTGCCGGTAAACCGCCTGCGTAGGACCGAAGCGATGATCTCCGCCATGCTCAAGTACGGGGAGAAGGCGGGGCAGATTCGCCCGCATCATGAGCAGTACGTCGGACTGTTGGACGAGGCTGACTGGAACAGCATCCAGAAAGGCGGGGTGGACGGCTACTCGGCCACGTTCCCGGCCGGCGTCAAAAAGACGCTCGAACGGCTTCGGGATGCCTTGTGGGTAGACCCCGAGAAGGGGGCCACAAAGGCGGAGAAAAGTGACATTTTCCGTAGAAATCTTGAGGGGCTTCTGATAGCCTCAAGTGAACTGGCCCGCCGTCGCGTGCCGGCTCTCAATGAGTTGAAGGTCAACGATGCTGGCGAGATTGAAAACACGGTTACAGGCGAACGCTCAAATCTGCGGCGAACTGCGGACATGGGGGTTCTGGGCCTACCTGCCTCCGCGCTGGAAAGAGGCGTTGGCCGCACTACGGGACTCCGCGTGGTTGCTACGCTTTCGATCCAACGCGGATTTCATCCAACAGCATCCGACATACTGGGCGCACCGAGCGGCAAGCAACGCCTACCCGACGCCGAAGGCGGGGATGGTGTTCTGGCTCAAGGTCTTGGAGGGCGCCTTCAGGTTGACCCTAGTCAGGCTCGGGTACTTGCCGCCGCGCTAGGCGAAAAGGCGCTCTACAGCCGAGAGGCTCCGCGCGAGTTCCGCCGCACTCTCGCTATGGAATCCGGCATCGCCGTCAAGGAGGCGCAAGCCGTCCTTGATTCCCTCGGAGTCGAGGGTGAAGCAGTAGAGTCCCCCGACGACCTTCCCAAGAATCTCCTCCGGCAGATCGAGAGCAAGGGTGCCAAGGGCGACGTGCGCGGGGTGTTCGATCCCTCGACGGGGAAAATCTACGTCATCGCCAGCCGGGTCGAAAACCGCGACCTAGCTGCGTTTGTGGCGCTGCATGAGAGCGCGCACCGAGGACTTCGGAGGCTCTTCGGGGTGGAGCTTGATCCAACCCTGCGCGACATCTACAACACGAATTCCAACGTCAAGACGAAGGCGAACGTGCTTCGCTCCAAGCACGATTTGTCCATCGAGGAGGCGACCGAGGAAGTCATCGCCGACCTCGCCAAGAGGGGCCAGGCGCAGAAACTCGTCGGGTGGGACAAGTTCGTCGCGTTCATCAAGAAGTGGCTCGCCAATCGAGGGTTCAAGGTCGAGTGGACGGACACGATGGTCGAAGTCCTCGCGGGGGCGGCTGCGGAGGTTGGCAAGAAAGGCCCGACCGTGTTCACCGGGGAGGATGCGAAACGGCTCAACCTCGGCGCCACGAAAGAGAAGGATGCAGAGGACGGGCCGCGCCTGTCCCGTGGTCGGCCCAAGTGGGTAGAAAACGGCTCCGCAGAACTCAAGTCGGCCGCGTCGAAGATCGACACCTACGCGCCGAACAAGTCGTTCAAGGAAAAATTCGCCGAGCTGCAAAAGAACTGGGCCGACCGCGCCATCCAGGAGGTCTTTGACCCGTACATCGCGCTCAAGAAGCTCACGCCCAACGGGTACATCCTGGCGCGGATGGTGAAGTCGGCAGACACCTCGCTCGAGGCCGCGCTGCGCTTCGGGAAGCCGAGACTCGCCGATGATGGCTCCATTGTCGGGGACCTGGACATGAAGGGCTTCCTCGGCCACATGAGCGAGTTGAACGGGGAGCATGACCGCTTCTTCATGTGGGTGGCCGGGAACCGCTCCGAAAGGCTGATGCTTGAGGGCAGGGAACACCTGTTCTCGGCCGACGAGATCAAGGCCATGAAGAACCTGATCCGCGAGCAGGGACCGAACGACAAGTGGAAGGGCGCCGGCTCTAGGCCGCAAGCCTACGCGAAGGCTGCGGAAGCGCTCCGGGCGTACAACCGCGCGTTCATGGACATTGCCGAAAAAACCGGCGAGATCAACCACGAGTCTCGCGTTCTGTGGGAGCACGACTTCTACATCCCGTTCTTCCGCGTCGACGAGGACATGACGATTCAGGGTCCGTCCCGTGTGAAAGGGCTTGTGCGGAACGAAGTCTTGAAGAAGCTCAAGGGCGGCACCGAGCCCCTCGGGGACTTGCTCGACAACACCATCCGCAACTGGCAGCACGTCCTTTCCGCGTCTCTGGCGAACCAGGCGGCCAAGACCGCGCTCAACGCCGCTGTTGATGCGGGAATCGCGGTAGAGGCTGACGAGGCCACGGCGAAGCAACTGGAGAAGGCCGGGAAGCCGACCGCTGGAGCCACCTACGTCATGGACGATGGCGAGCGGCATTGGTACACCGTGGGCGACCCGTTCGTCCTGGAGGCTATCTCCGCGCTCGAGACCCCCTCGATCAACTGGGCGGGGATGAAGCTGCTGCGCCAGGCCAAGCGCGTCTTGACGACCGGGGTTACAGCCGCTCCGCCGTTCCGCATCCGCAACCTGATTCGGGACTCCTCCACGGCTGTCGCGCAGAATCAGATGTCCTACAACCTCGTCAAGAACGTGTGGGAGGGCTACAAGCACACCAACCCCGAAAGCGCCACCTACGCGCAGGCCATGTTCGGGGGCGGGATCATCCGCTTCGGAAACATCGACGATGGCAAGCATGCCGAACACGCGAAGCGCCTGATCCTCGATGGCGTCGAAGATCGCACCATCCTCGACACCCCCACGAAGGTACGGGACGCCCTGAGCAAGTGGTGGGACGTGTACCAGGAGAACGGGGACCGCTTCGAGAACGTCAACCGGATGTCGCTGATCGAGCAGCGCAAGGCTGCTGGCGCGACGAATCTGGAAGCCATGTTTGCCGGCCGCGACTCGATGGACTTCACGCTCATGGGCGCCAACAAGGGCATCCGCTTCCTCGCGCAAGTCGTTCCGTTCCTAAACGCCCGATTGCAGGGCCTCTATAAAACGGGCCGCGCAGTGCGCGAAGATCCGAAGCGGATCGGCTACGTCACTGGCGCCCTAACGCTCGCCTCCATCGCGCTCATGCTCGCCTACAGGGACGATGACGAGTGGAAGAAAAGAGCCGACTGGGACCGCGACACGTACTTCTGGTTCAAGATTGGCGATGTCGCATTCCGCATCCCGAAGGGCTTTGAGTTGGGCGGGCTGGCGACACTCGCGGAGCGCGGCCTTGAGCTACTGATTTCCGACGAGATGAACGGCAAGCGGTTCGCAGAGAGGCTGTGGTACTTCGTCGGGAACACGCTCTCCCTCAACCCCATCCCGCAGCTTGCGAAGCCGATGGTGGACCTGTACGCCAACACGGACAGCTTCACCGGCCGGCAGATCGAAACCCGCGGCATGGAGAACCAATCCAAACCCGAGCGAGTCTCTCGTCGCACGACTCTTGTTGCGAAGACCCTGGGCAAAGCGGGGAACGTGACGCAGCTCTCCCCCGTGCAAATCGATCACCTGATCCAAGCCTACTTCGGGTGGCTCGGAACCCACGCCGCCATGACGGTTGATGTGATGGCGGAGCCGTTCCTCGAGGTGCCGAAACCGGCCCGCAAGATCGGTGACGTGTTCGTGGTCGGGGACTTCGTGAAAGACCTGCCATCGAGCCAGAGCCGCTACGTCGAGGACTTCTACAAGCAGGCGAAGAAGGTTCACGAGGTCATGGGCGACTTGAAGCAAGCCCGCGACACCCGTGACGCTGCCAAGGTGCAGCAGATCCTTGAGGACAAGCGCGACGAGGTATCGCTCCGATCCTTGTATTCCAGCGCCGAGCGGACCATGACCGACATCAACCGCAAGATTCGCGTGATCGAGCGGTCGACCGCTTCTTCCGACGAGAAGCGGGCGCGTATCGACGAGTTGAATGAGCGGAAGAACCGGCTCGCGGCGGTTATTGCGCGCCGAACGCGAGAGCGGAAAGCTGCAACGCAATAAGCACCAGGGTCACGATAATCAGTAGACCCCCTGCGGCCCGCAGCCAGCCGTAATGGGCCTTACGCAGCATCCAGAACGCCGCCAGCCCGAATAGGATTGCCCAGATTCCCTGGTCCATTCGCGGCATTCTACTCCCCCGCCTGTCTTCGTCTACCCGAGGAATCTCCCGCGCCCCGAAAGGGGCGCTTCTCTTTTCAGAGGCCCCCCATGGACCTGATCTTTGACGACAGCGTTGGGAGAGCCCCGGAGAGGGGAAGTCTTGAGGAAGACGTTCTCCTGGCCTGTTCGGCGGAGGACCGTGAGTTGTGGGATCGGCTCTGTGCGATCCCGAGAAGCGAGATCGAGCAAGCCGTAGCGAATCTCCGGCGCCTTGGCTGGCGCTTCCATTGGGAAACCCTCCACTAAGGGCATCCATGACAGTCGCACTCGTTCTACCTGACAGGATCATCACTGACTCGAGATTGGTGTGGGGAAGGAATCACACCGTCGGGAAAATCTTCCGCTGCCCCAACGGGTCGCTCTTCGTAACCGCTGGGTCCGGAAGGCTCACCTACAGCTTCGAGAAGGCCATGACCGCCGGCGAAGAGCCGGAGGGGCGGGAGGTGAATGAGGGGGAGGAATTCGAGGGCGCCCTGCTGCGTCCCGATGGGGCGATCGTGCTGTACGACGAAGACTTCACCCCCTCAAAGGTCAGTGAGTCGTGGGCCACCATCGGTAGCGGCGGAGACGTAGCAAGGTCGTGGTTCATGCACCGGGACGAATACCACCTGACCGCCGAGGAATGCGTCGCCCGGGTCTTCGAGGTCCGGGATGACTGCGGCCCTCCCGTTGTGACCGTGATGCTGCACGAAGCCAAGCGCCGGAGGAGATCCTGATGCCCCGCCAAGAGATAACCGCCGATCAAGTCCGGAAGGTGCTTGAAAGGGCATGGAAGCACGGGCTCAATACCTTCCACATCGGACAGCCCAAGAAAGGGGAGAAGGGCCGAGCCTCGGTACTGTCCATTGCCGGGGCCATGAAGATTCCCCCCGCGACTCTTTCCACCTACCTCTACTCCCACGCGAGGCGTTTGGGGTGGGACATCCACAACCCCGAGACGTGGAAGTCCGAGTTCCAGCCCATCGACGTGAAGGAGCGAATTCGCTACGCGACGACGATCAAGAAGCTCCAGGCTGAAATTAACTCGATGGCGAAAGCGGCCAATGACTCCGACGATTTCAGGAGCGCCATCTTCGATCTATCGAGTCAACCACTTGACTCCGTGGACATCCCAACCCCGAAGGGCAAGAGCCAAGTCCCCTCGATCCCCGTCCTCTTCACCTCTGACCTGCAATGGGGGGAGGTCATTCGCAAGGAACAACTGGACGGGATCAACGAGTTCAACCTCAAAGTAGCCAGGGACAGGTACAAGCTCCTGATCCAGAAGACGATCGACATTTGCACCAACCACACCGGGGGTCCGAAGTCCAAGGTCTTCGTGTTCCTCCGTGGCGGAGACATGGTAAGCGGCGACATCCACCAAGAGCTGCGGGAGACCAACGCAGCCGGGAGTGTTGGGCAGGTCGTTGACCTGGTGGAGCATGAAGCCTCCGGCATCCGGGCGATTCGTGAAGCGGGGTATTCCGTGGTCGTCATTACCGTCCCGGGAAACCACGGCCGGCAGACCATCAAGCCTCAGTCCAAGGGCTACACCGAGGCCAACTACGACACCCTGAGCGCGTGGATGCTCGAGCGCGAGTTCAAAGCTGACCCGGAAGTTACCTTCCACACTCCCGCTTCTGGAGATGCGCTGTTCAAAATCTACGGCTGGCAATTCTGCATGACCCACGGCGACCGGATCGGGTCTCGGGGAGGGCAGGGCTTCATCGGAGCCGCAGCCACGATCGCCCGCGGCATGAAGCGCGTCTATGAGTATTACGGGAAGCTCGGGACCCACCTGGACTACATCCTCACCGGGCACTTCCACTCAGCCATGGAGCTCGAATGGGGCTTTGCGAACGGAAGTCTTCCCGGCATGAGTGAGTACGCCCGAGACTTCCGAGCCACCCCGGCCAGACCCTCCCAACTGCTGTTCTTCGTTCACCCCCATACCGGGGTCACAAGCCGCTGGCCGATCTACCTGGCCCCCCCGATGAAGCTCGGGGCCTCGAGCAAGGCGTTCGAGTTCCTGGGGGCGGCATGAGCCTTGTCTACCTAGCTTCCCCCTATTCCCACCCCGACCCCGAGGTCAAGGCGGAGAGATTCCGGCTCGCCTGTGCTGCGGCCGGCCGGTTGATGCGGGAAGGCGAGTGTGTCTTCTCGCCGATCGCTCACAGCCACCCCATCGAACAGCACTTCGACGACGGCATCATCGAGGGGCACGACTTCTGGCTCAAACAGGACTTCGCCGTCCTTCGGCATTGCTCCAAACTCATCATCCTGGCCTTGGACGGCTGGGAGCAAAGCCGCGGGGTCGCCGCCGAGATCGAGTTCGCGCAAAGCCTCAAGATCCCCCTGGAGTACATCCAGCCATGAAACTCCACCAGCGGAGGAAGTCTTGAGCCTGCCAACTGACGCTGCCAAACGGAAAGCCGTGCCGTTAGCCACCGGTCTCCTCGATTACTTTCCGGACGCCCTGGCGGCGGTAGCCGAGTGCAGCCGCGTCGGGAACGAGCAGCACAACCCCGGCAAGCCCCTACATTGGGACCGGTCTAAGTCGGGAGACGAATCCGACGCGCTGATCCGGCACTTCATGGAGCGCGGCACGGTGGATGAGGACGGCATCCGGCACTCAGCAAAGGTCGCCTGGCGCAGCCTCGCGTTGCTCCAGAAGGAGATCGAGGCGGCTACCGAATAGCGGCCCTGTATCTCTCCCATCGCTCTATCATCGCATCAGCCAAGGCTCTGCGATCCTCTACACTCCACACATCATCCTTTTCCCCGTACAGGGACGCCACTATGGGTTCGTCTGGGGTGACGGATGCCTCGGGGTGAGTGTTGTCATAGCCTGACGATATACTCAAGTCTGCGCCTATCCCCACGAAGTTCCCTGCTAGAAGGTCTGCAAGCGATTCCATTTGTCCTCCAGAACGATCGTTCTGTGTACCCCATCCGTACCCCAAACGAACGATTCTCACTCTATGTAGTGGTGCCCAGAAGAGGACTCGTCCGCACCCTATAGCTTTACAAGCCCATAGCGGAATGGGCCGATTTAGTTCATAGTTTGTCGCCCTGCGTATCCCCGCCCGTACCCCCGTCATGGCGACTTTTGAATTTAGGCGCGGCAAGTGGCGGGCTAAGATTGTCCGTCGCCCGCTCGGGATCAATGAATCCGCGACCTTCCCCACGAAGGCCCAAGCGACCGCATGGGCGACTACCCGCGAGGCCGAGATACTAGCAGGCTCACGCGGACTCCCAACCAAGCACACGGTAGCAGACGCCATAGACGAGTTTATCCGGCGAGTCGTTGATAAACGTAAGGGGGCTAGGTGGGAGAAGATCAGGCTGGAGAAGTTCAAGCGTGACAGTCCTAAGCTATGCGCCAAGCCTCTATCGAGGCTCACAAGCGACGATATGGCGAAGTGGAGGGATCACAGGCTGTCAGATGTTTCGCCTTCGTCTGTGGCCCGCGAAATGAATCTATGGGGGGCGCTATTCAGTATCGCGGTCAGGGAGTGGAAGTGGATCAATGTAAATCCTGCCCGGGGTGTCAGGAGACCATCGGAACCCGCGCCACGGCGTAGAGGAGTAACGCCAGAGGAGATTGCCGTCATTGTCAAAAATCTGAATGGTCCAGTAGGCGGGATCGTCGCGTTGGCATTTCTTCTCTCCCTCGAAACCGCCATGCGGGCTGGTGAAATCCTCGGGCTTACCTGGGACCATGTAGACCTCCAGAATCGGACGGTTACGCTACCGAAAACGAAGAATGGGGATTCACGGCAGGTTCCCCTATCGACGGCGGCACACAACATCCTGTCCGATATGCTTGCCTCGCAAAAGGCAACAATCCGCATAGCGGATAAAGATGCCGTTCTCGGAGTTCTTGACCGCTGTTTCACAGTCACAGGGCCGACGCTCGATGTTCTGTTCCGCCGCGCTCGGGATGCTGCCGTCAAGGATTGCCCCTCCTGCGCTACCGTCAGGTTCCACGATGCGAGGTCCGAAGCCATCACTAGGCTGTCGCGTAAGTTGGACATTCTGGAGCTTGCGCGTGTCGTCGGCCATCGTCAGATTTCCTCCCTCATGCTTTACTACAACAAGTCGGCTGCGGAGATTGCGAAGAAGCTGGATTAGGCGGCTTCACGTTGACGTAACCATTCAGCCACTTCTTCCGCCACCCATCTAGGATGCGCCCCCTCGTAATAGTATCTACGCTTGGGGAAACCCGGTTGGGAAACGATCTTCCAGGCTGCGGTTAGTCCTACCCGAGCCTGTTCCGCGATATCGTCAATAGCCCAATAGACGGTCATGTTCATAGCTTCGGCGGTTCCGGCTTCGTGATGGGGCCGGCCCACATCGAGCCGTCCCAATCTTCCGACGACACCGGATCGGCGTAGTCCATGAACGGAACCCACGCCTCAAGGCCGCCGGATTTCGGCGTAACCTCCACTGCGTACACCTTTCCGTTGCACGGCCATTCATCCTCCGGCTGCCACACCCAGTAGAGGCCGGGCTTCGTCGGCCTGTCGGCGGTCCATTTCACGTTGTCGTTCATCGCTCCCCCTCACTCGATGGCGTGGCGGTCACGGCTTCACCTGCACTTCGCGTTGCGGATGTTCCTTCCAGAACGGGTTGTGGCATACCTCATCAATGCAGTTGCAGTAATCGGGATGGCAGTAGCCGTCGTATCCGCTCGCAAACACTTCCGCAAGTTCGTCGCTGGACTTCGCCGCGAGATAAGCCTTGAGAGCTTGGCCTTCTGGCGTCAGGAATCCGAATCTCGGGGATGTTCCATATTCGATCACATCGCACTTGCACAGGATGTTGATGAACAGCCACGCGACAGTTGGGCCGAAGGCTGCTTCTAGTGCCCTGTAGTCGTAAGCCCCATCGCCGGGGATCGCGGCCATAAATCCCTTGAGCGCCGGAAGCGTATGGGTCTCGCCGGTCCCGTAGCCGAAGCCCATGACGCAGCTCTCCCAATCAATGAAATGCTCGTCGATAGTTTTCACGTCTTCACCTGTTCGGCTTCCTTCGATTGCGCCTCTCTCACTTGTCGGCCTCCGCGAGAATGGCTGCGTCGATTGCGTCTGCCTTGTTGATAGCGGCTTCCCTTGCGTCGGACGGGATGCGCTGGTCCATACTCATTCCGCGAAGAAAGTTGGCCGCGCCTTCTGCGATTTGCTGCATTGCTTCTACTTTCTCGAATGCGTCCATGTCACTCCTTTATCGCGGCGCGGTCGCCATGTAGTCTGCCCTCGCGGAATCGCTGGAAACTCGCCCCTGAATACTTGGCCTTCGTTTCAATGAGGGCCTCCGTGATAAACCACACGACTTCCCCGCCAGACCATCCTTCCCTGCGCCTTGTTACAGGGTTGTCGTAGATGCAAAACGGGGTCAGCTTCCGCGCGTCCATGTCACTCCTTCGGGCTTGTTGATTGCAGCGCGGCGTGAACCTCGGCAGCATCGCGCACCTTCTGCGTGTCCATCGCGGCCCACTCGGCGGGGTAGGGGAAATCATTGGTCTCCCCGTACCAGTCGCGCCGAAACTTCGCGGCCAGCGCGTAGTGATCGCCGTCGTCTAGGTACACGTCACCGGGCATGGGATCGCTCTCGACGGCACAGAGAGCCACGCGGATACCGTCAACGGTGCGAATGCGGATGCTCATGCGTCACCTCTGTTGGCGATTTCCAGCAGTACGTCTGCGTGGCACGGATGGTCAAGCGGGCAGAAGCAAGCGAGGTTCTTGCCGCCGAGCTTTTGAAGCGCCGCGAGCAACTTGCGACGACGGACGCTCATCGGCCCGGCCTTCTCGCCCAGGTATGCGTCCAGCGCATGCTCATCAACTAGCCATGTACGAAACAGGGTTACCGCCTGCTTCGCGCTTATCGGCCCGACCTTCCACGGATTGCCGAATATGCTTGGCCTCGCCACGCTCACCGTGTTCGGCGGCATCTTCCAGCCCTTCTTGCGCGAGCGTTGGACGCGCACCGGCTTGGTCGTCTCGCTCACCTTGCCCCCGCTACTGCGAGGATTGCGCTCTCGTTCGGCGGTTCGGGCGGCATCATCCAATGCGTTACGGTTGGTCCGTCGAAGTCGTGCCCGCGCCCATCCTTGTGATTCCACCAATCCGGGTGCGTGCTGCACATGCGAACAGGCAGAAGCGGATTGTTGATATCGCAAACCAAGTAATGCTGCATCGGCTTGTGATCTTCCGGCAGACGCTCAGCGACCGGAATCCATCGCGCCCGCTCCATCCCCCTGCGCTCGGCCTGGGCGAGGGCGGATTCGGCTTTCTCGGCGCGTTCGCGTAGCTGCGTGATGACAACCGAATGCGGGGCGGGAGGGAGTAAGGCATCCCGCTCCGCTTTCACGGCTGCGAGTTCGCGCGTCAATCTCTCGACCGCCACATGGGCACACGCATCGCAATACGGCGTTGGCTCACATCCGTCACGCAGGGCATACGGGGAGCCGCACAATTCGCATTCGGGCTCGCGGTTCAGCCCTTCCGGCGTGTTCATGTCGGCCCTCCTAACGGCACCCTGCGGACAGCGAGGGCAAGCAGCGCGTCGTACTTGCGGTTGATGTTCTGGTTGCCAGTGTCGAAGTACTGGCACCACGCGTAGTCGCCATCGCCCGCGTACTGCTCGGAGAGCCAGTGCGCGCCATCGGCGAACTGCCCGTCGCGCCGGTTGGCCCACAGGAGCCTGCCCTCGCGCCGGTCGGGAAGATCTCCGCCGATGCTCCGCGCCCAGGACAGCACGTCGGCGTGGTGCATGCACCTCGGTGCGTATCCCAGGTCGATGAGAAGGTAGTCGTGGTCTGGCTGCAGGGTGTTCCTGCCCACGACGCCCATGAACTCGCCGTCGGCGTAGGTGGAGTGGATACGCGGCAAGACGATCATTCCGTTTGGCAATTTCATGTCGGCTCCTTCAGTTGTCGCGTCAGGTCGTCTATCTCTGCCTGCGCTCTTCGCATTCCCTCGCTCCAATCGCACGACCACTCCCAGCGATTGGCTATCTCCATGTTCGCGCAAGCAATAGCCCATTCCTTGTCCGCAATTGCGCTGCGGAGTCTCAGGAGCAAAAGCTCTCTCATGTCGGCTCCTTCGGGTATGCGGCGCGGTAGGCGTCCAGCACAATGCCAAGATTGACTATGGTGGCGCCGCTCTTTTCTGCGCGCGCTCGCAGTTCATCGCGCTCCGCCTCAAGCTTCGCGCGACCGGCTCCAATCGCCTCGATAAATTGATTTTTGTCCGACAAATGAAGCCGAAGATTTCTGATCCCCTCGTCCTTCGCGGCGAGCTGCTGGCGGGCCTCGTCGCGATCCTTGCAAACCTTTTCGCGGTCGAGGATCACGTCCAGTTTGGCCGATTGCACCTCGGCCACCTGCCTGGCGAGCGATTCGATGAGAGACGCGGCTTCACGTTCATCCTGGGCCCAGTTGTCGGCCCATAGCTTCGAGCGCAGCCGCTTCACGATCCCCGCCACGTCGGCAGGAAGCTCGGTCAACGTGCGCGGGGTCATGGCTTGGTCTCCGTGGATGATGAAATAACCGGAACGCGCGGCTCGCCGTGCGGCGGGATCGTCGCTGCCGTAGCCCACGCATACACGGCGGCGATGTGCGCCAGGTCACGCTCGTCTTGGTTTATCATCACGTCTACCCCCTCTTCGCTCTTGAGGCAGAAGCGGTAGGCGTCCTGCGGAAGCGCTCTTGCCTCTGGGGGCTCCTGCCGCTCGCCGCAGCACATGTACGATGCGTGATTCACTGCGATGATCTGCGCGAGAGACTTGCAGTCCGTCCGGCCGCGCGGGCAATACTTTGGCTCGAAGAACCCCTCCCTAGACGCTGTCATTGTTGACGCCTCTTCTGCGGCTGAGTCGTGGTCAACGTTCGCGTTAGTCGCGCCGCATGACGGACAAGCGCGTCTCTCGTATGCATAGGCGCCTGAACATTTCCAGCAGAGCGTCGTTTTCATTTCCCGGCCCTCGCGGCGATGGCGGCGAACTCCGCCCTGATTTCCATCCAGAGTTTTCCGAGCATGTTCTGGCCATCCTTGTTTGGCCCCCAGCCCCAAAAGGAATCGCGCCATGACTTCTCGACCAGATGCCGCGTTCCGGTTTCCAGCAGCTTGCGGCGCACGTACTCGTGTTGCGTGGCTTTGGCTCGCAGGATGCCCCTCATGATGACGACCTTGACATCGTCCCAATCCGGGCGCCGCTCGCTCCTGTGGGATTCAGCGATCTTGAACGCCTCGTGGGCGGATGACGCATGTTGGATTGCACTACGAATATCCGGCTGGTAAAACTTTTCCCAGTGATAGGCGGCTTCTGCCGTGTCGAAGTCGATGCCGCGCCACATAAGCCGAAACGCAGAGAAATTAGAGAGCGGATAGAACTCCCGCTCATAGAAATCTATGGTGTCAGCATCCTCCCGCAGCCTCACCACTTCTGCGGCTAGGCCGGTGCGCGAGAGTTCGAGCGCGGAGAGGATCGGCGCCCGGTATTCGAGCGGCAGGTAGGTCTCGATTGCGTTGACCAGCCGCTTGTGTTCCTTCGCGTTCATTTCGGATTCCCTTTCGCGTCCATGGCGATGCGCTCCGCTATAGCCACGGATTCTTCTTCGATGATTGGGGCGACGATCGCCTTTAGCCACGGGTGAAAGTTCTCCACGTCGGCTACCGGAACGTAGTCGCAGACAACTGCGCGGAGCGCCCGCAGCGCTTCTTCCTTCGTGATGTCGGGGGTGCTCATTTCGGTTCTCCTTTCGCGTCCACGACGCCGGCGATTGATGCGACGAGGGCGAGGACGGTTAGCGCGTGTCCTTGGTCGTCTATCAGCGTACATCCGCCAAGTTTTTCAATCCCGTAAGTAGCGAGGTATTCGAGGCGGTTCGTTTCAAGCTCCCGCAGCGCCGCCCTTCCCTCCGCTTTCGTGATGCCCAGGTTGTTCATGGTCAGCCCTCGATCTCGCACTGGCCGACTTGGCGCCAGCCTCGGCGCCGACATTCCATTGAAGCAATTTCATTGTCGTTAGCAAGAACGATGTCATCGACATGATTCATGAGGCTCTTGCTCCACAGGTTCACCATCCGCTTCTTCGGCGCTTCGGGGGCGATGGTGGCGAGGGCATCGATGGTCTGCGCTGACCAGTCCCACCCCTCCGCGCGCAATCGCTTGGCGGCATGGTTAAGCGCGGCCTTGTTGCACTGCGGCGGCCACACGACGGCCCGCTCTCCCGGCCCGAGGATTTCAAACTCGGAGGGGAGGGAGTCGAGGAAATGGGCCACTGCGTGCGCCGATTCTTCGCCGTGCCAGTTCATCCAGTCGCGCACGCCCTGCGGCTTTTTGTATTTCATGTTTCCTCCACGAATCGAATCAGATGGGGCTCCCCGGGCTTGCGCTCGATCAGGCCCCGGCGGTCGAGGTAGGACAGGGCGCGGGCAATGGTGGGCTCGTCGTCATCGGTGCGCGTTTCCCACCAGCCTCCATCTAATATGCACTCGCTCTCGATCAGCGAACGGAACGAACCGTCCGCTTCCTCCACCGCGTCGGCTTCGAGTGCGTACTCCTCCGAAATCGCAACCTCTCCAGAGAGCCGAGCGGTTTCCGCCATCCGGCGCAGCCTGTCGATGAACGCGCGACCTCTCATTTCACTCTCCCTAGAACGGCAAATCGTCCTCGAAGTCGCCGAAGCTCGACGAGCCGGTTTCCTTCACCCCCTCCGGCTTCCGCTCGGCCGGCTTCTCTTCGTCGCGGGGCTTGCCGCCGAGCATCTGCATCCGCTCGAGAACGACCTCGGTGGTGTAGTTGTCCTTCCCGTCCTTGTCCTTCCACTTGCGCGTCTGCAAGCGGCCATCGACGTAGACCTGGCTGCCTTTCTTGAGGTACTCGCCGCAGATTTCCGCGAGCTTGCCAAAAGCCGAGCACCTCACCCACTCACAACCTTCGGTGTCCTTCGACTTCCAGTTGCAGCCGACGGAGAAGTTCGTGACGGCGGCGCCGTCGGGCATGTAGCGCGTCGTGGGGTCTTGCCCCAGGTTGCCGATGCACAGCACTTTGTTGAGCGAGGCCATGTCTAGGCCGCTTCCTGTTGGGCGGGCGCCGGCTCGACCTTGGAGACCTCGCCGTCGACCTCGATGCGCGAGAAGCCGAACTTGCCCTTGATCGAGCCCGCGAAATACTTGCCGACGTTCTCGGCCTTCTGGAAGCCGTCCCAGATGCCCAGGGGGACGTTGTGGTAGCGGTAGGTGCGCTCGTTTCCGTGGAACTGGATGGCGAGGGTGTGGGAGGGCTCGTCGTAGCCCGCTGCGGCGAGCTGGTCGCTGGCGACGGGGAAGAGGGCGATGCCGGGGGTCTGCTGGTTCATGGTGGGTCTCCTTGGTGGTTGGTGGGGGGGGGTCAGCAGATCACCGCGAACACTTCCGCTTCGCGCATCACCAGCAGCTCCTCGCCGTCGATCTTGACGGTGGCGCCGGAGTATTTGCCGAGCAGGACGCGATCGCCGACCGAAACCGACATGGGCTCCAGATTGCCGCTCTCGGACAACTTTCCGGGGCCGACGGCGATCACTTCGCCCTGGTCGGGCTTCTCCGGGTCGGGAAGCAGGATTCCGCCCTCGGTGACTTCCTCGGGCTTGATGCGCTTGACGACGATGCGGTCGTGGAGGGGGCTGAGGTGCATTTGATCTCCTTGGTGGTGGGTTACTTGACGGCTTCCGCTGCGGCGAAAGCCTTCTCGATGATGTCGGCCTCCTCGGAGCCTGGCATCACGATGTCCTTGAGCGCCGTCAGCGCCTCGAAGTAGATGCGCTCGCGGGTGGCCGGGGCCGACTCATCGCGGGGCGCGTAGGTGGGGTCGGCCGGCCCGCCGCCAATGGAGGGATCGGGGCCGGCGCTGGCGGCGTGGGCGGCGCGAACCGCTTCGTAATGCTCCTCGGCGGCAAGGCGCAGCTTCTCCCGCTCCGCGGCGGCCTCGCGGTCCAGGCGCTCGCGTTCGGCGCGGGCCTCGGCTTCCTCGCGGGCGCGGGTCTCCTTCGTGGCCTTTTCCTCGGCCTCGATGCGAGCCTTTCGCTCGGCTTCTTCCTTGGCGTCCCGTTCGGCCCGCTCCTTCTGCAACCGCGCCAGCTCGGCCCGCTCCGCTGCGATCTTGGCGGCTTCCGCTTCCTGGGCCTGTGCGCCGGCCAGCATCCCCGTGATGGTGGCAATGGCGATCGTTTGCTCGGCCTGGGCCTCGCGCTCGAATTCCTCGAACTCGGCCCCCAACCGGTTTTCCTTGAGGGTTTCGAGGGCCTTGGAGATCACTTCCGCGCTGCGCCCGGTCAGTTGGGCGGGAATTCCGCGAATGGCCTCGATGCGCTTGCGGTGGGTATCAACCCGCTTCGCCTCGGCGTCGATGCGGGCTTGCTTCTCGCGCTCGAGCCTCGTTTCCTCGGCCTCGATCTGGGCCGCGATGGGCTGCTCGAGGGCGACGATCTTCTCGGTGATGTCCTTCGCTTCGGCGTCGATCAGGCGGGAGCGTTCCAGCGCCGGGGCCTTGAGTTCCTTGCGCTTGTCCTCGAGGGCCGTCCGCAGGGAGCGCAGTTCCTTCCTGGCGTCCTTGGCGGCCGTCATGCCGTCCTTGGTCCCCACTTCGTACACGACGCCGCTGTAGCGGGCCGCAAGGTCCGCGAGCGCCGCGGCCGTTTTCGAGTATTCCGCGATCTTCGTCGACGCGGGGTGAAGTTCCTGCACTTGAGCGTTCATGCTGCACACCTTTCTCGGAGCGTCTGCTCCAAATCCTTGACCTCGAAAAGAAACCGCATCACGCGCTTTTCATAGGCGGCGATTGCCGCCTCGTCGCGCTCGACGCGAACCCGAAACAGTTGCAACGGCCCCGGCATGCGGGGGTCGAACGACACGAATTCCGCGTACTTCCGGCCCGTGATCCAGAGGTTGTGCGTCACCTGGGGGACGTACTTCGTCGGCATCACACCCGCGAGGATGTAGGCGATGTGCGTGGCGCTCTTGGGGCACTTCGCCTCGAAAATCCCATCGTCCTCGATGAACCCGTCCACGCTACAGCCAGCCATGATCGTCGGCAGATAGGCGAATCCAGCCGTTTCCACCAGCGCCCCGGTTGCCTCCTCGAAAGCCATGCGCGCGAAAGGCTCCTGCTCGATGCCGTGCTTCATTTCCCGCGAAACGTAGTCGTCCTCGCCGATCTTCCCGGTGATCCGCTCGACGGCAAGCTGGCACAGGTAATCCCGCCACGCGGCCGTCTTTTCGTCGGCCACGATGTCCTCGGCCCGGGAGCTGGTAGCCCGACCGAGGCGGTCGAGATACCACTGATCCGTGCCCTGCGCTGCCGTCGAAAGGATGTAGCGACTCATCCAGGCATCGCCTCTCCGGCGAGCTCCTTCTTGAAGGCTTTCCCGCGCTCCTCCACGGCGGCCTTGAGCGCGTTGTAGGCGGGCATGTCATTGGCCGCCTTCGCCTCCTTGAGTCCGGTGCTCCACGCGGCCTTGAGTTCTTCCGGGGTCGTGGCGGCCTTGGCTGCGGCCACAAGGCGCTCGGCCCGCTCCTGAGCGGCGTCGTAGGCATCCCTCGCCCCGTCCACGGCTCCGGTGTCCGCGTCGATCGTGAGCGGCTGGAGCTGCGTGTCGTTGCCTTCGTGCTGGTTGATGATCTCCTCGGCGGTGGAGAGTCGATCGGTGCGCGGCCAGAGTTTGCTTGCGCGCTTGATCGCCGCCTTCTTCACCATTTCCTCGAACCAGTAATCCCAGGGACCGGATTTCGCCTTCGAGACGGAGCGGATCTTGTTGATCTCCTCGCGGCTCAGGGTCTCGATTTGCGTGATCCCGTTGGCGAGTTTCGCAATCACATACACGCCGATTACGTCACCCCGGTCGGCGCTGCTCGCAAAGGGGTCGAACTTGTGTCGCGGCGTGGTGAACGGGTCCACGTACTCGAAGGCGTCGTTCTGGCAGACGATCACGGCCTTAACCGCGTGTACGCTGCCCGAGTCGGTGGCGATCTTGACGAGCCCGATATAGCTGATGTCAAGGCAGCACTTCCCGTCGCGCGGAACGAGATAGGCGAGCTTGAGGGCCGGGCTCAACGAGAGCCCAACGCTGGCCACATTGATTACGGCGTTGCGGATCGAGGCCGGCGCGCACTTCTGGAGCGCCTCCTTGTCGCCAATGGATTGCAGCGCGAACATCGCCTCGCGCTGGTAGGTCACGAGCCCGCCTGTTGCGGCGGCGATCTCGGTGAATTTGCGTTCCGCCTCCACGATCGGAGCGGTCCACGGCTGAATATTCGTCATTACGGTCTCCTTATGAGCGCTGCGGACTGTTGAAGGACTCGCGGTGCCTGCGCTGGTGCTGTCCCACTGAGCGGGCCAGGAAGTGCATCGCTTCCTCGGCCCGCGCGTCGATAAGCCGGTGGAGCATCCGCAGGGACGCCGCGCAAATCGCCTCGATCGGGAAGAGGTCGTTCACTAGAGGTAGGTGGAGACCAGCCACGCGACGAGTTTCCAGCCGGCGATGATCGCTGCCGTGACCACGCATCCAGCCACGAAGCCGGACTTCCACGCTTGCGTCATGGCCTGGCGCTCGCGCTGGACCTGGGCGGTTAAGGCGCTCATCAGTCCCCCTCGGATTCCGCGATTGCGGCGGCGAGGCAGAGGGCGATGATGCGGCTTGACGAGTCATCCCCGAACCATCCGCTGATTGTGTTTCCATTGAGGTGATTGGGCTTGCAGAGCCGGAAATATTGCATTGGCTTGGCGATCGCTTTGGTGTCCTCATCTGCCATATACCAAGGGAGACTTTGTCCCGGAGTGGCAGCAAAAATCGCATAACACCCATATGACGGGAACAAGTAACAATCGCGCGTTGATTCAAACCCCTCCACCAGCTGCGCCGCCTTCCGCAGAATCTCGCTCGATTTCATTTCGTGGCCCCCTGATTTCTCGCCCGCACTCCATCAAGCCCGCCGGCAATGTCTGCAATCCGCAAGCCGAATTCCTTTGCCGTCCTCGCGTCGAGCACGATGGCCGGATTCGGAAGGCTCTCCACGGAATCCCTGTAGGCGAGTTCGGCTTTGGCCTTTTCCGCTTGCTTCTGCCATTCGTTCGCGTTGTCGGCGGAATCGAGCCAGCCGAGGGTCAATGTGAAGCACAACGTCCACAGGAATCCCCCGGTCCAGTCGTGGTCATGGGTAACGCGGGGAGTCTTGGACAACAGTGCGGCGGTGCGGGTCAAAGCTTCCCCCTGGCCGCTTGGTCTGCCGCAAAGCGGCGTCTTGCCTCTGCCGTAGCGTCCTGATATTGAGCCTTTGTCAGGCGCTCTCGCAGTACCTCGATGATGAAACTCTCAAGGCCAACAAACACCTTGCGAAGTTGAGGGCGAATCCGGTGAATGCGCTCCTCAGCCCGCCTCTTAGAGTGGCCAGCAAGCGCCCTTTGGCTTGGCGTAAGCTCGCCTGAGCTTATGACCACATCAAGCCGTTTTACATAAGCGACCAGCGCGGCCCGCTCCTGCTCTGGAGATAACCATTCGTCTTCTTGGAAGCCAAGCGGCGGAATACCACGCTTGCTGCCGTGAGTAGAATATTCGCCGCTCCTGGAGAGCCAACAGGCATTGCGCGACAACGCCTTGCTCATTTCGTCACCCTCTCTTTCGGCGCATCGTTGATCGCCGTTTCCACGCCGTCGATTTTCAGAATGAATACCATTTCATTTTCGAGGTAATTGCGCACTCCGTAGACTTGGCTGCGAAGATTTTGGGCTATCGTCGTTGCCGCTTCGTGGATGATTGGCTTCATGCGCTCGGCCATGAGGTACGCGATTTCCTTTTGCAAGATGTCGTCAATGTGGTCGCCCATTAACGCGGCGATCTTCTCGGGACTTGCCTCGTACTGGATCATCGCGTCACCTTTACGGGGATTGCGGGCGCATCGTTGATCGGCTCGCGGCCCAACCGCTTGATGGATTCGAGGAACTTTTCTGCGCCTGGATCAGTGAGGGGGGCGAGCTGGTCAGCCAAAATGCCAGAGATATCTCCCTCCGCATCCGAGGCCGCCGTGCGGTATCCGATCCGCCCTAGAGAATCGAAATCCGGTCCAGAGGTAATGACCGTCTCCACGCCGACAATCGGATCGCTCATGGGGTTGAAGCCAATAATCCGCACCCGCTGCCCCACATGGAATTTCGCCATCACATCCCCCTTTCGTGTACGAAGCCCGCGCAGTGGCCGATGGACTTGTCCGCGTTCCAGACTTCGTGAGTGAACAGGTCGAGTCCGTCCACGCTCAACGCTCGTTTGGCTTCGTCCTCCGAGTAGAACGAATAGACGACGCACATCCCTCGCGGGGCAGGGAACGCGCACCCGCCACGGTTCGGATCACGCATCGGTGCGCCCTTGCAGATGAAGTCCATTTCATCGCGGTCCAACTCGATCCACTTGTGATCGGCGGACGGCGCATGAACGCGCTTCCACTTGAGATCAGGGGGGAACACGGCGCACCCTTGCGAGGTCAGGACACCGGCCAGGATCAGGAGCGCGAAGGCGAGCAGCAGCCAGAGCTTGCGGCGCCGGGGGGTCATGGCTTCCTCGCGGCGGCAATGAAATCGCCTGCCTTGGCGGCCCGCTCGATGATGCCGTCCACCATGTTGTCGTAGAGGGCTTCATCGCTCGCGCCTTCACCATTCCGCGAGCAATCGAAGTCGATCATGTGCTGCCGCCACGCACGATACCGCTCCGCATTCGCACGCAGCTCCGCGTTCTCGGTTTCGAGCTTGCAGCCCTCCTCGATCCCGCGCCCCTCTTTGGCCGCAAGCGTCATCCTCGGCGCCTTGCTCTCGTTCGCGCTCATGCGTCACCTCTGATTGGAAGTGCGCGAAATGGCGCGAGGATCGGGTCCGTGATCTGTGCGGCCTCTCGGTAAACGTCGATTACCTCGGGCGCAAACATGGCTCCAACCCTCGCCATGCCCGCCGCGTCCGAGTGGGTGCAGAACAGCGCTACATCGCCCCTGATGACGCCCGCGAACTCTTGGGCAGCCCCGAACAGGTAGGAGACATTGACGGGCTTTCGATCTAGCAGCGCCGCGACGAAGGCCGACGCCCAATTGGGGTCCGCCTCGATGCAGTAAACGCGCTTCGCGTACAGCGACAAGTGAAAGGCCAGCAAGCCAATCCCGCCGCCAATCTCTACTACTACCTTGCCCGCGATCCGGTCGGCCACGCTTCGCGCTACCGCGTCGGCAGTTTCATCGTCGTACACGGTAAGGATTCCAGCGGAGTTCACGCCGTGCCGCTCCATGTATCGCTCCAGGATTTCTGACCCCTCCATGCTTTCGTAGACTTGCTCCAGCAGCGGGCCAAGATCGTTCGCGCTCATGCGTCACCTCTGTTGGCGATTTCCAGCAGCACGTCGGCGTGGCAGGGCTTGTCGGGCGGGCACCAGCAGGCGAGGTTTTTGCCGCCCAGGTAGAAGCGGATGCTCTCGCGCGTGAACATGAAGCGCTTTCCAGCGCGGAGCTGCCCTTGTGGACGGGACACCATGCGTCGAAAGCGGCGCACCGCTTCCTTGGCGTCTGGCACGCCGAGCATCCCGATCCGCCACGGGTTGCCGAACGCGAACGGCCGCGCCACGCTCACCGTGTTCGGCGGCAACTTCCATCCCTTCTTGCGCAAGAGTTGCACGCGCACCGGCTTGGTCGTCGCGCTCATGGTGATGCCTCGACGAGCGCTCCGCCCTTCGCCTCGTACCAAACGCCAGCCTTGATCCCGCCCTCCCCGACGTACCCGATAACGACGCGAGGGCGATCCGTTGCATCGCTGCGAACGACGAGGCAGCCGTCAGGGCCGGCCATCGCACGCGAGTCTCGGCCGAGTGCGGCGGCAATGCATTTGTCGCCCGTTGTCGCGGCGTTGGCCCCCTCGCCCGTTGTCGCGGCGTGGGCCCAGTTGCCCGTTGTCGCGGCGTTGGCCCAGTTGCCCGTTGTCGCGGCGTTGGCCCCGTTGCCCGTTGTCGCGGCGTTGGCCCCGTTGCCCGTTGTCGCGGCGTTGGCCCAGTTGCCCGTTGTCGCGGCGTTGGCCCCGTTGCCCGTGGTCGCGGCGTGGGCCCA